GCAATCGAGTTGAATAGAAGTGCATCACATTCGAAATCAAGCCAGCCAGATTCATCTGTGTGCTGTTTTGCAAGTTCAATGTAGAGGTCGCGCTTTTTTTGCACATCTTCTAGCGAATGCGTCGGTGCTACCGCGACATGTTTTGGTTTCATGTCGCAGGATAGTAGTAGCAATGTGAGAAGGAGGAAGTGCATTAGCCGATCCTATTTGATGATGTACGTGAAAGAAAATGTTAGTTCTCTATTAGCTACGTCACCGCTAGAGTACCAAGATACTTGGCACTTATCTCCGACTGTATCGCAAATACATCTTCCAGAGGCGTATGGTGCGCCCGCTTGGCCGTGTGACGATATACCATTCAAGTCCGTCGAAAGCGTTAGGTTGCTGGCAATTGGGAGCGTTAGAAAAAACTCGGTTGCTGCGTTAGCTGTGACAACATCCACTTGCGCATACCCCATGACTTGGACAACTTTACCAACGCGAACGTAGGTTGCTAAAGTGGTTGTAACAGCGCAGTTGCTTGCCCCCGAAACTGTAGGGGTATAAGTGCCGGTATAGACAACTCCAGAACCTTCATTGTATGGATTTACAAGTCCACTCAGCGTAGCTGTCGCCATACCGACCGTATTGCCTGGTGCTGACTCCGTAGGAACCGCTGCCCATGTGCCCGCTGTTGTCTGTGTACTTAGCATTCTTCCAATCAATCGAAGCGGCACATTCGATCGCGCTGTAGTCGAGTAAATCGCAGTCGCGGAGTCAGCCGCTCCGGCTCCGCCTTCGGCTACGGTTGTTTGCAGAGTGTTGCAATCCACAAAGCTTGTAGATACTGCTAATTCTACTGATCCTGCGTTATCTAGCGCATAAAGATAGATTGGGTACTGTGTCGCGCTTGCGTGACCGAGCGTTGACCCTGACGACACAACTACGGATAGGGCTGATGTTACAGAACGGACATTATAAGTTCCGTTTGTTGCTGTGGAATTTCTGAACGCTATTTTTACAGGCGAGCCACCACTTGGGTCTGATCCGGCTTTGTCTTTTAGTGCAACCGTCAGTGCGTTCGATCCTACCGATGCGGCAAACGATAGATTCGTGATTTCTTCAGTTGAATCTAGCGAAGGTGTTACGGATGCCCATGTCGGCACACCGCCCACGACAGTTAGTGCCAATCCATTAGTGCCGATAGGCAAGCGCACGTTGTCTGTGCCGTTGTGGTAAATCAAGTCGCCATTTGTAGTCGTCGGAGCTAAAGCATCAAATGCCGCAGTCTGTGCCGTCTGCCCAGTACCGCCACGAGAGATGGGAAGCGTTCCAGTAGTGCCGCCGTCGATCGGAAGTCCAGTCAAGTTAGTAGCGACGCCGCTTGCAGGTGTACCAAGTGCAGGAGTCACAAGCGTCGGGCTATTCGATAAAACTACCGAGCCTGTTCCTGTGCTTGACGTTACACCTGTGCCGCCCTTGGAAACTGCTAACGTGCCGCCAATGTTATCAAGCGTTAAGTTTGCTTCGTTAACATCGACTGTCGGATTTCCTGCGACGCCGTCGCCATTTGTTACGCCGATCTTTGTAGAACCTGCTGTAACTGTACGCGTTGCCGCTGTGCCCGATCCTGTACGCGCTACAAGTCCTGTGGTCGCTAGACCAGCAAGTGCGGTCAAATCAGAATCAAGAGGTTGCTTATTATCTAAATCCGCCGGAGCGGTTACGTTTGCAAGAATTTTCCAGTCTGTCGTAGCAGCGTGATACTGCAAAAACACCGCTTGGCGGTTATGATTCAGTACAAGTGAAGTAGCACCAGCGATTGTGTCCGATCCGTTTCGGTTAATCGTGATGTTGTTCGTTAAGGCGTCGCCCTTACCGTCAACGATAATGAAAAGCTGTTTGTTCGCGCCCGCTGGCAAGTTAACTGTCACCGCACCCGCAACAGACAAATCCGTCACAACAGTGCAGTCAGTTGACGCCGACACAGTGACAGGAGAAGTCGTCGCAACTCGAATCGCCTGTTTCATTTCCTCAGAAACTGCAGCGTTGTTTCCGACGTCGATCAAAAACGCGGAAAGAGATGACCAGTTTAATTCGCCCGCCGCGGGCACGCTATAAGTTGTTCCGTTGAAAGTGACTGAGGTACTAATGGGAGCCTCCAAGAAATATGAGAGGAGCGGTTGCCCGCCCCTCTGTTAACTTTGTTATACTATGATGCGCTTTCGTCGTTAACACCGCTCCATAGCAAGCTACGAGCTGGTGCGTGGCAGAATACGTACTGATCAGAGAATGTACGGAATGCGTAGGCAGCTTGATTTTCCAGAGGATAGATCAAGTCCTTGTCAACGCCTGGTACGCTCATGCTGATTTCAGCAGAACCTGAACGGCTCCAGTCAGCAGCGTGCAGTCCGAATACGTCGCCTTCCATTACCATGCGGTGCGATTTGATAACCGCTTTACCAGCTTGGTGATAGAATACGATCGCTTCAGAACCGTTGTCCGCTTCGTTTGTCTTGTACGAAGAATCGTACATACGCTTAGCAGCTTCAGTGCTGATCAATGTGCCCCATGTGCGTGGGTTAACGTAGATGTTCAAATCGCCGTCAAGTCCGCCACGGTTTACGGCTGCTGCAACGCCAGTTTGCAAGCGGTCGAAGGTAAACTTAACACTGTTAAGTGCTACGCTGTTGCCTTTCCACAAGCTGTACTGTGTATTGCTGATGCCAAACAAGCTAGAGCTGCTGCTCAAAATCTTGTGAACGCCCATTGCGTCCTTAGCTGTTTCCATGCCGTCGAAGCACAAACGGTGCGACGATGTGGAAGATGCCGCTACTGGTACGAAATCGACGACTAGCACGCCCATGTCAGCGTCAACGCCGACAAGCTTACCTTCAGCAACGACAACGCCGGAGCTGTTGATTTGCTTAACGATCGCGCCTTCGGAGCCAACCCAGATTCCTGCTGCAAAGTCGCCTGGCTTGAGGAGAATCATCTTTTCAGATGTGTTCACGCCGTTTGTGAATGCAACGGACGAGCCGTTAACAGTCAAAGAGCCAGTTCCGTTTGTGAATGCTACGCCGCGATATGTTGCGGTTGCATACGAAACGTAACCAAGCTTTTTGTCAGCTTGACCGTACAAGCGAATGATTTCCAAAAGCTTTCCGTGTGACTTGAGGTTGTTCTTGACTATGTGCTTTGTTCCAGAAACGAAAGCTTTTTCGCCGCCGCCTGCAGAACGAGACAAAACAGTCCACGGCACTACGGACGCCAAAACTGTTGGCGAAGGTGTTACTGTGGTTTGCTTTACCGCACCTGCGATAGCTGGATTAAGTTCAAACGCGTCGTTTGATCCGAGTGTCCAACCAGTTTCAGCAGTAAGAATTACCGCTTCAGAGTAGCTTTCGCCGACTTTTTGCTTTTCGGTGAATGGAATGTCTTTTTGCAACATGTAATCTTCTGGCTGAAGATCGTTGATGTTGCCGTAAACTTTTTTAAACAGATTTACTACATCTGCGCTTGATACTTGACTCATGTTTTATCCCTTCCTTGGGTTAAAAATTGTTACTTGGATTTCCAGATGATCTTGATTGCAATGGTTCCAGCGGTCAAAGCGTCGAAGTCCGGTGTGTTACCGAAATCAACTTTGAATCCGATGTTGCCACTTGCGCCTAAAGCAACTTCAGTTGCTAAGGTCGATGCGGTCAACGCCGAGCTGTCTTGTACAAGTTTTTCAACTAGCGTCGCGCCGCCGGTGCCGCTGTAGCACTTAGCAGACATGTACAAAACTTCTTTGGCTTGGCCAGCCATGTTGATCACGCCGCCGAATGCGTCTGCACCCATGCTGGTCGCGTCAAATGCTGCAAGCAAAAACTCGTTTGTTGTGCCAAGGAAGCTGTCGATCACGGCTTGCGATGCAAAAGCATCGAACGTGTGAAGAACAGGCATTGCTTGGATTTCGGTTGCCGTTTTTGCGGCTGTGATGTTGAAAACAAGGTCAAGTTCACGGCTTTCACCGCGTTGTACCTTCTCGTTCCAGTACATAAGAGAAACATTGGATGACATTTTAAACTCCTAGTTATGCAAATTTTTGTTCAAGTTTATCGAAAAAATCGTCTGTTGAAATCTTTGTCGGTTTTCTCGCCGCCGTAGTGGTGGGCGTTACCTTCTGAGGTTTAACAGTTCCAGAAGTTACCTGATCAACAAAATACTTACGGATAGCATCGACGTATGTTTTCGGTAGCTTTGTAAGTAAATCCTCAACTTTGGTAGCTTCGATACGGCTTAGAAAATCTTTTTCCGACTGCGCTAAAACGTACTCAAGAGCTTCTTTAGCCGTAATGTCTTTGTTGCCTTTTTCACTTGTTAAGTGAGCCAGCATGTATTGTGCGACGTTTTCGAGGATTGCTGGATTAGGTTTTAAACCTTTTTCCTTCAGTACTTCGGTCAACGTCGTATCAATTTCTTGAATCTGACTTAATTTTAGTTTCTCAGTCTCAGCTTTTGCAAGTTCTTCTTTTTGTTTTGCTTCTTGTTCTGCATAGAACTTGGTTCTAGCCTTTTCTTCGTCCAGCTCTTTTTGGAGCTTGTACGATCTTTTCTGATCCTCATTCATCATCTCAAATTCTATCTTTTTCAGTAACCTTTGCTCGGCGATTTCGTCTGGATCGAATCCACTTTCTTGTGCTACTTCCCAGAAATTTTCTTTAAGCTTTTTTTGGTAATCAGCTAACTTCTTCTCTGATTCCTTAGCTTTTCGCTCGATCTCAGCGGCTTTCTGAAACTTCAAGTCAGCGGCACGCTCTTTTTGATAGTGCTTAACAAGGTCTTCAACGCTTACTTCTTCTTCTTTATCGTAAATCTTGGCTTTGACCTTAGCTTTTTGGTCGGCATAAATTGCCGCCTCTTTTGCTTCGGTCTTTTTCTTCTCAGGATCACCCGCACCTGTGACATTCGGCGTTGCGTCTAGCGGTCCGCTCGCTTCGGTTGCTGCTGCTTCCATTGTAGAGCCTCCTATTCAAAAAGGATTAAAAGTTGCACTTTCCGACTCTCTGTTGGAGCGTCGGTAAACTTGATTTTGACTATAAGCTGGCCTTGATTGTTCAAAAACCACGTGATTCCGTCGATGCCAGACGATGTGCTTAGGACGCGCAAAGGAATTACGCCACTTGGACGCTTTCCAGACGTGGAAATCTGCGTTTCTGTATCGTGTTTTAGCGTGGATTCTGTAACAAGGCAGTTGAAGTTATCTTGGAACGTGAGCCCGTTCCGTAATGCGCGCAAAACCTGATCGCTCACGTCGTTTAAAAACGTGAGAGCTTCCTGAAGCTGTTGGCCCGCGTCCGTTGCGACCAATTTAGAGACTTCTAAAAGCCTCTGAATGCTTAGTTTTGCCATATGCTCATTATTTTCGGAAAGTTCCGAAGGACTTTACATTAAAGTTACCAGAAAAGTCATTGGAAAACACCTTAGGCTGGATAGATTCAGCAACAGTGACCATAGGCGGCTTTGCGATCTGCTTAACGAACGCGAGGTTTTGATCCATGTAGTAGGTCGGAAGCGGCGAGGTGCGGTCAACCATGCGTAGGCCATAACTCAGAGCTGCCAAGGCGTCACAGTGTCCCAATATGTCACTGCGGGCAAAGTCTGTGCGCTTGTCGTTATACTGGCCTGAGTCGAGGGATTGAATCAAAAACGCGCATCTCGGATGTACCAGCACTTGATCGGTCGCGAACATGACTTGCATGTTGTTGATTCCAGATTGCCAGTCGTCTTTTCGCGGCACACGGATCGAGAACTTGTGCGAGCGTTCAAGGTCAATCTGTAGCTGCCCTGGCGCGTCGGCCCATCGTGCCGTGATCTCGTGCCCGTACGCAACGGCTTCGGCTTCCATCTGCAGCACACCTTGCACAATGTCGGTCGTCGGTGTGTTAGCAGGGAATATGCGCTCGTCACGAATCAAAATCTTGTTCTCAAGAAAGTCGTAACAAAACAAAATCGCTGCTGTCTTGTCGCGCACGCCACCAAAGTCGATGCTAACTTGCCAGTTTCCATAGTCAGGAATGCGGAAATCTTTAACGTGTTTGTCCTGATTAAATGTCGGCACGATGATAATCGACTCATCACGCACGATCTGTGCAAGGTACTCACGACGCCATGCTGCAGAATCCTCGCCGCCGCATAGCTTTTTAGCTTTTTCGATCTGTTCTTCTGTGATCTGTGGATTGTCATAAATGGTGTAACGGAACAGCGCGTTATTCAGCGCTGCCTTGGGCAAAATGTCTGTATGCAGCACGTGCGATGGATCGGATGACGGCGAGCTGATGTGAACAAGTCGCCCACTTGAGCGCAAAAGCTGCGGCCCGATAACTGATTCGACTGCATAACGGTAATCGTCTGACGAAATAAATCCAGCTTCTTCTGTGATGATTAGCGACGCGTTACCGCCACGGTTATAGTCCACGTTTGCGCGTTCTAGCGGCCCAAGGCGCAACGTCGAGTCGCCCACTTTCCAGCGGTACGTGGTCTTGTGACGCTCTATTAGCCCCGCAGGAGCGTCTTTTGTGATCGGCGCAAGGTTGTCGTTTACGATGTCTTGAACCTGTTTGAGCGTCGGGGCGAGAATGCGCACAATTGAGCCTGGATGCTTAATGCAGTATTCGAGAGCGTACACGACGCCGTAGAATGACTTTCCAAGCTGGCGCGACGACAAGATACAGATTTCGTCTGATGTGGACGCTTCAACAGAGTCGTGCATTTTGCGCTGTGTGCTGTGCAGCTTCCATCTCAGGTCGCCACGACGCCACATGTAGTCTTTTAGTTCGTTTTTATGGACGAATTCTTGTTTTTCCAAGGCACTAGCTCCACTGATCTTCCGAAGAAGGTACAGTTATGGCTGTTTAGGATTTTCTCTTATGCGCCACCAAAAATGTCCAGACAAAAGTCAGCCTATAAATGGCACCATAGGATGCGCGTAACTCCATGACAAGATAAGATGACTTATTGTTCCTTCAGTGCCGCCTTCTGTGTAGGCATACACGTCGTATAGCGCAAGAACAACGATAGTAACCATGACAACGACAGATATAAGTTTTCGAATGTTCATAAAGTCTCGCTCAAAGGAAGTCCAAGATAAGTTTCGATTTTATTTACGAATGCTAAGAGCCTATTAGCCGTAACGTATTTTTCGTCATACTCAGAGGTTGGTGTCGCCCTAATACGAGTGATTGCCTCGTATAGCGAACCCGCCTGCAATGCTAGCTGAACGGAAGCCAGCTTTGTTAATACTTGTCCTGTCTTGCCTTCTGTAGTGATACCGAGAAGCACGTTTTCAGCGGCATAGTTGATCAATAGTTGATTGCCGAACTGGATTGCGTTTTTGATAACGCTAGAAACATAGGCATGTGCTGTGTTTGGGACGTGCGAACTAATGGCGGTTTCTACCGAAGCTTGCTCAAAAAGAGTCAAAGATACTCCAGCATGCACCGTTATATCGGTGCCTGATGTCGAGACTCCGGAGATACTCGTAGGATTAACTGCCAGGATTTCCCCAATAAGTTGCTCGGGAAGATACGAAGTGCTCCTAGTGTAAGAGTAATCTGGCATCAAGCTATCCTAACAATGATGATTGACCGCATATTACCAGTCAAAGTTTTCCCGCCAGTGGTGTTCCAGCGGAGAGTTAGCACATCACTAGTTATTAGCGTGGTGATAATCCCTTGAGAATACATCATCCCCTGGTTGCCCCCTGTAAAAAAGGAAGCATTGGTGCCTGTTATCAACGTGCCATTTTTATAGAGCCCGATTACTGGCGTACCATCGCCGCCTGAACTTGACGCAGAAAATGCCAACGTCCCAGTTATAAGGTATGTCCCGCTCAATAAAACGGTTAGAGACATGGAATTGATAGCGACTGGGGTGTTGGAAGATGTGGTTGTTGAGGATGTTGCCGCTATTTGTTGATACGACAGCGACCCAGAAAGTATAGATTGTTTAGCTTCCTCGATGGCTGCCTGAACCGTAGTGGAAGCGAACCCGTTCGTCGAGTTGTCAAATGCCGTGATGCTAGCACTTGCTGTGCGCTTTAAATTAAAGCTCACGATTCACCCACATACTGAATGTCGCTGTAGATGAGTTTGTGCGTAGGAAGATTTGCTGTTTCGATTTGGGGGTAATCTCTAAAGAATCGCCAGGTCCAAGCGAAGTATAGTTTGTTCCTGCGTTATCCAGAGCCACCCAAATGCGAATGCCCCCTGAAACATCTCTGTCATTTTCTACGACAACGCTTTGGATATTGGTGGTTGCTGTTGTTGGGTATGCTGTCCAGGTTGTTGTAGCAGTGCCGCGAATGACTGTGGTCGTGCCGTCCGTTGTCAGCACTTCCGAGAACACATCCCCAGCTGAAAATCCGCTGCCCATTATTTCTTCCCTGGCTTACCTGGGTTGTATGCCTTTATCTTAACGTCACCCAAGCCGGGAAGTCCCGGCTCAGATGGTTTAGATTCTACCGGAACCGAAGGGGGCACAAGCTCCCCTTCAGGCTTTTCAGAAGGTTTCTGAGAGAAAGCTTTAGCCATATCCTGCACTAAGTTTTGGAGCCAACGAACAGCGTCACCGCTTCTCGTCAGATCTTTCCACCCAACCGAACACTGAACCGTGTTCATGAGCGTGCTAAGTTGGTGCATGTGCCGTAAATCTTGCTCTGAAACTTCTGAAACTTTCATGCTTATGCAAACTCCCAAACCATTACGTCTTTGCCAGCGGCGTTAGCAACACCATAAACCAAGTTAGCTGGGCCAACGTCCAAAGAAACGAACCCGCCGTCACCAATCTTAAATCCGCGTGTTGAGCCTGTGTTGGTCACTGTAGCAGATCCAAGGTACAACGATCCACTCGAAAGCATTTGAATCATCATGGATGATCGGTTGCTTAGCGAAGTAGCTGGAAGCTGTACTGCGGATGTGCCCACAGTAACGATTTGTTGCAAGTTAGAAGACGCCGCAACGTCTTTAACGTACTGCGCACCTTTGATGTCAACCGCGAAACCAGAGTAATCACCGTTTGCCGAGGTGAGCGACGTTGCTTGATTGTCGTTACGGACACCCAAGGAGAAACTACCCACGTTTCCTGAAACGTGTGCACTGTCTTCAGCATAGTTATCACCGATAGTGATCGACGCTGCTACTTTCAATTCACCGTTTGCATTCACTTGCAATGGCGAGAAGTCCCCGTCAGCAACACCGGTCAAAGGGCCGGATGCGTCTTTGCGAACGGCCAACGCTTCAATACCCATCGATCCCGCTGCCCAAACGGAGCCATCTGCATAGTCCAAGCCTTCAAGAACTGCTTGAATTGCGGAAAGTGCTGTATTTGCTCCGGTGTCTTTTACGTACAATTCACCGAGGTTGTTGCTCTTGAACGAGCCGTAGTCACCGTCAGCCGATGTGCTGGCAGCAAGTGTGTCTTGACGAACTAAGAGAGCTTGTATGCCCATATCGCCGGACGAATGTGCGCTGTCTTCAGCGAAATCTAACGCCTGAAACAACGACAAAATGGAGGCAAGTGTAGTTTCGGTAGCCGCACCAGTTGGCAAGGCCGACCCAGTGACGTTGACGTCCATGCTAGTGCCGGTAGCGGTGATAACCGTTCCGCCTGCAATTACGTTAGCACCAATGTTGTCGCTATTAGCGACATCTGCACTGTCGAAAACGATCTTAGTTTTACCCGCGCCTGTCTGAGACATAGTGAACCTCGCAATTAAAGTTTATGTACCCTAACAACGTGGCATGTGTCGGATGGCCAACCGAAAAGTTTAGCTCCAGTAAATCAGTTCGACGTACTGAGCGGCAGAAGGCGACTCAAAATAGACAGTTACCACTGCGGATGATTTTATATCATTTACCCAGTTGGTAACATATGGGTCGAAGGTAAAATAATCCCCGCCGGACGTATGTTTTAGTTTCAGCGTGCCTGAGTTTCTATTTCTAAAACCGAAAGTCTTTGTACCTGCTGGGAATGTGAACGAGTATTCAGTATTCGCCAAAGTCATAACTAATTTGTTGATGGTGTATGACGAAACACTCTCTACCGCGACGGTTGCAATTAGAGCTGAGTTTACGACGGTCATGCTAGTTCTTCCGTTTGAATTGTCGGCGTGCCGCTAGATGCCTTAGCGTAAATCGGAATGTCGCCTACAAGATAGTGCCGCTCGCTGCCTGATGCGACGGTAACGCCAACATATCCAGGTTCGGTGTTGTCATAGTTGATCTTGATCTCTGTGCCGCTGACATTTTGGATTGAGAGAGAGTTTCTATTCGCTAGATGCGTCAGCGGAAGCTTTGTCCACGTTGCTGCGTTGAGCGCGACCTGCGTGATCTTACCACCAATGCTCAGCCCCGCTGGCCTCGAATCAACAGTCCCGCCTGTAATAGCTACGGAACCTGTGACAGCATTACCACCCAATATTTGTGCTTCACAACTCATTTCACCGCCCAAGGTTTGTTGCCGATACCGGCAGCGTATGCAAGATCAATGAGGCCAGCGCTGTTAGTACCCTTAGTGTACGCCACTCTAAAGAATGGAGATGATGAAGACGGAAGATCAAATGGCTTACACCCCGCCGTTAGCGGGATAGTATAGCTGCCATTCGGATACTCACACCAACAAACACCGTCTACGGATGTTTCGATCTTAATTATGCCATCGGCTGCATTATTTCCGGACCATGATGCTTGAATGGAAAGACCGCCGCCAGTGTTAACCATCGTGTCCGAATTGAAATTGGCACCCATGCTTTGCTGATATGCAGCGTAGCTAACAGCTAGTGCTGGAAAGTACGTCGTGCGGTCACTCCACTTGGCCGTAAAGCTTCCTTTGTTGGCGTAGGTGGTAGTCCATATGGTGCCTTCACGAGTGATACGGCTTATTTGCCATATTGCATCTGAGTCAGACGCAAGGAATGAATCGCTCCGCCCCGTGTAGCGTGTCCACGGGTTTGGCATATCTTCTTTGATGAGTCTTATCTCATCAAGTCTTCTTGAGCGAACTTCCATTAGTCCTCACCTGAATACGCTTCTTTCATGTCATTATCTTGCATCTCGATTTGTTTGGCGCGTTTTCTCAGGTCTTCCAAAGAGCGAATCTTTGTGACCTTGCCATCAAGGTATTGCTTCACCATTTTGAAAAGCTTTGGATCTGAATGAATCTCTTGCGCTTTGAGCAGAGCTTCTCCCATCTCTTCAAGATCTTCGTCAGAGTACTCGTACTCATTTTGCATGTATTTTTCAGACGCCTTGCCGTTTCCGCTTTTTGGTAGCATTAGTTTTCACCTTTCATTAATTGCCAAGATGATACGGGAACACCGCTAGTTGAGAGTGCTCCGCCTATCTTTGAAGTCATTTGTGGAATACCGAGCGAGAAAGCTTTTCTCATAGCAGCAGGTGAGGTAAGTCCAACAAGCCCTGCGGCCCCTAGACCTCCGCCAACATAACCGCCGTAAGGTACTCCCATCTCATCGCCGACCAAATTCCCTGCCGCAATACCGAGGCCTGCTCCCAAAGCTCCGGAGGCTCCGACTCGTCCTGTCGATGTGCCGCCTTTGGCCGAAATGGCGGAAAGGGATGGGTCATGCCAAAAAGCATAGTCTTCCATTTTCTGGATTTTTGGGCCGAGATTTAGTCCCGGAAAAGTGCGGTCAATTCTTGCCACACTTTCTGCTTCCACTTTTTTTGCTTTGTTGCCTATGGTGGACAGAGTGCGGAAAGTCTTTTCCTCATCCTTGAATTTTCTTTTCAGGTAGTCTTCTACTTTCAAGGCATCTTTGTAATTTTGGGACAGGCTTTTTTGCTGCGGAGAGAGGGCAAGTTGGCTGAGATCTTTTCCAGCCATGCTCTCAAGCTCTGATGCGGTCTTAATAATGTTTCTCGCACCAAATGATTTACCTTTGAACCTATTCGGAGATCCAACTTTATGTGTCTCCGCGACTTCCTTAATTCTCTGTCGGAAGTTTAATAGGTCTGATGGATGTAGAGCATCCTTATACACCTGCATTTGATTTCCGGCGTCGTCTACGATGTTTCTCATCAGAAGAGGCTTTAGCTCTGCCTGCACAGCAGCTAGTTCTTCAGATGCAGCAATATCTCCAGTCCGCGCAATTTCTTGCTTCAAAGTATTTTCTAGGTTTTCGTATGCGGAGATGTAAGGCTGCATGTCCACCATTTGGCCTGATTTTGCTAGCCCTTCTTCGTATGCTTTACCGGCCATTTGTGTGGCCTGTCTGGCGGTATCTTTTACATCTTTAGAAGCCTCGGTTACAAAATCAAGCACGCCTTCTTTTTCAAGCTGCTCTGTGTTCTTTACACCTTTGCCGCCACGCGCGATAATGCGCGCATTTCCGCCTGATAAAAATTCCATCACGGACGGAAAAGCTTTTGGTATGAGGCTTCTTTGACTTTGAAAAGCTTTTTGCACGGCTTGCACGTCTGAAGAGTCAGGTGCTAGTTTTCCGACTTTTCTTAGTATGTTTGCAACCTGACTTTTTGTTGCTCCACCGCCAAAGATAGCTGGCAATGCCACACCAACTCCAGTTGCTACGCCAATGCTAGTGGGATCGTAGCTTTCTCGAACACCGGCTTTTTTAGCAAGGAACTGCTTAAGTACCTCAAGTCCACCTGATGTAGCTCCACCAGCAAGTGAAGCTCCGGGCATGCCGCCAAGTGCTCCGCCCACAACCTGCGCGCCTTGGGTAAGTCCAGCCTGCACGGCTTCATCAGCGATGTCGGAGGTTATGTCCCCGATATCGAATCCTTCCGGATCAAGTACATTCCATTCTTTTGCACCCTTGGGGCGCAAAAGAACCTGCCCACCTTTGGCAGAGTACTCATACTTATCGGGGTATAGTTTTTTCATGGCGGCGATCTGCTCGTCTGGCCCAGCACCTACGGATTTAATTCCAGCCCGTTCAATGTATCCAATGTCTTCGGGCATCTTTTGAATGATCTCTTCTCCGCCTTTTGCGGATTGCAGAGAGTTGAGTACGGCGGCTTTTTCTGATTGTGAGAGGCTATTCCACTCTTCTCTTGTGTATTTCTTACCAGCCATTATTCCGCCCTCATACTTTCAGGCAGTGCGTCGTAGGAGTCGTCCACTACACCACCGCCTGAAACAGTTTTGTACTGTGATTTGTATTCATCAAGTATCGGCGTAACTACTTTGGACGGATGACTTGTGCGCAGATTTTTTAACTGCCGGTCAAAGTCTTTGTCTGTTGCATCCTCAAGTTGTTTTAGTGCTCTAGCTGCCCCTGCGCTAGATCCGCGCAAAAGTTTTGATGCCAGTACTTTTGTCCAGCCGCCTTCCGAACCCAAAAGCCCGCCGATAAGTTTTGCATCTGAGTCAGTGATAGCTCCCAGTGCGAACTTGTCTTTTGCGGAAAGCTTTGCTTGCGACATTAGGTTATTGAATAAATCCAAGTCCACGCCACTTGTTGGCAGACCCTTCTGCTCTACGAATTCACGCATAGTTTTTAGGGCAGATTTGAAATTTATGAATCCCGGTATGGTTTTACCGATGTCTGATTTCGATAAAGAGTCTCTAAGTTTTTGCTGATCGATTTCAAGTTTTGCGTCGTCGCGCTCTTTCTTTTGCTCTTTATTGGCTTGCGCTAAAGTTTTAGCGCTCAACGCCTTAAGCGCTGCCTGCTCTTTCATAGCCGACGCATTGAGTCTCGTTCGCAAAAGATTCATCTCAGATTCGCTTAGAGCGCCGCGTGCTTTGTTAAGACCAGCTTGCAGTTGGCGGATCATCTCCATTCTGGACTGCGGAGTTTCCGAAGGCTGATAGTTTTTAGCCTGATTTGTTCCGTACCAAGCATCAAGCATCGAGGCGATAGGGGATAGATCAGTTTGAATAGGGAGTTGTTTGTAGCCTTCCAAAGCTTTTTGCTGCTGCGTGATGTCCTGCTGAGCAAGACCCATGTTATTTTGCTGCTGCGCCGTTAGTTGGCGGTTGAGCTCCGCTTCCTCGGCTTGTTGTCTGCGGAGTTGCGCAAGGTATTCTTGTGTGGCTTGATCGTTTGGGTCAACAGGCGCAGGAGGAAATCCGCCGCCCGCAGGAGTTGATGCGTTAACGTCCTCTTGCGTAGGTACTCCCGCAATTGGTGAAAACTGTGGCATGTTATACCAAACTGTCCGAGCCATGTTCTACTCCGCTTAGAATTGTCCGCTAGATTGTGGAGGCCCTTGTTGCACGTAGGGGTTGCCCATGCTGCTCCAAACAGTCCGCCCACCGTCAGCTCCTCCTTGTGCAAGGAGCTGTTGCATGTAGTTGTTGTACGCTTGGCGCTGTTGCTCATCTTGGTACATCTTCGCAGCGGCTAGGCCACCACTTGCTACCGTAGCACCAGTATCAGCCGTCAAAGTATTTGCTGGCTGCATGCCTGTCCAAGGAGAGTACTTAGCTTTAGCTACCTCAATGGGAAGCTGCTTTTTTTCTTTCTGCTTTTGCGCTACGGCCTGCACAGCCGCCATCGCAAGTGGAATCCACGCTGCCATATTTTTCTCCTTTATCCTATGATGCCTGCTGGATCTGCTAGTTTAGACCAAGCTGAACGAGCTCCTGCGTTTTGTAAAGCGTCAGCAAGTTCTGCCCCTGCTTTTCTCTTCATTCCTTCGCCGTAAATGAACTGCTCGTTGGCGAGTCGCTGCTGCTCTCCGGTAAGTCTATTTCCGATGTTGAACATCTGACCTTGATTTTGTTGTCCGATGTTGAACTGCTCTAGGCCAGCCTTGTACTGTGCCGCACCGAGCTGCGCTCCGGGAAGTTGAGACAAGAATTGATTTTTCTGTTGTTGATCTTGCAGACCGATATCCGCACGAGACAGAGCACCTTGTTGCAGCACACCTTGGCGCGCCAAAGCTTGATTTTGCATGGCCTGATTTCCAAGACGCATAGCTGCACCGCCGCGTAGACCGCCGCGTGCTGCCATGCTCGCCCTTGCTTGAGCGGCTTGATTTGCGGATAGTTGAGCTGCCGCACCTGTGAGTGCGGACTGCTCTAGTCCTTGCTTCTGCAAAGCCATACGAGCCCAAGGACTGTCGCCTTGTTCAAGTGCGCGCGCTTTAATGGCCTCGATGCCAGACATATCTAAAGCATTTTTTCCGAGGTCAAGCTGACCTGCCGAGTAGATGTTTTGCGCATCTTGGAATGGGTCTTTGTATACTGGAGCTGTAGGCATGGGGATGCCGCTTGCTGTATCTACTCTTGGGTCATCTTTTAGTGGCGAAGACGCTCCCGCTCTTTCACCGCCTCCTTGGATATCTCGTGCTGTCTGGCGGCCCATGTACGTCCCGCCACCTGTGACAACGTCTTCAGCACGGACTTTGTCGCCCGAACCTACTGCGCGGTTTATTCCACCACTTAAAACTGTAGAGGTATTTTTACCGAGTGTTTTGTCCGCTTTTTTTGCAAACTTCTGAAGATAGCCCATGTTTTACCTCAGCTCATTTCGTTATAAAGGCGCATATCGGCCTCTAGTTCATTTTGGGTATCTGGGAATATGTTCGACAGTGTAGCAATCGTGTCCGCTTTTTCCATCTCCAAATCAGCGATAGCTTTTTGAAGGTTCGGATGCCCTTCCTTTTCGTAGCACCTAACCTTGGCATACTGGATCACGTAGTTCACGGCCTCAGGTATATCCATGACATCAGTTTCAGCAGAAAGGCGGTTTGCATTCCTGAGATACCAAACCTTGAGATATGCGCCGTTTTCCAAAGGAGTAGGAGCTAAAAGAATTTTTGGCGAGCCTGCCGTAGAGTTTACGAGCATGTATCCGTACAAAGCGTTGTAGGATGTGCCAGCTTTTAGGAGCTCGTACTCTTCAAATTTTCTCCAATCCTTGACACGCTGAAGCTGATAAACCGTGGTCCCATTTCTGTATATGATGCCGCGAATTTTCATGGCATACACATCAGTCGGGAAAGAATACTCCTCTTGTCCGCTCACTAGGCTGATCGTTGTGCGAGTGATAAAGTAGTCTTCGTTCAGAGTGTGAATTTGGCGCTCTACTTCGTCGATAGCTTCGTTGATGTAGGAGTCAAGTTCGGCTTGATTAATGAACGTCTCGCCTTCAAGATCCAAATCTCTTTGAATCTTGTCTCTAATTTCTAGGAGCGTCCAGTAAGTGCTCATTAGTTTTCCTCGTATCTTCCTACGAATGCACGAATTGTCGTCGCACCCGAAGTTGTAAAATCTAGGTTTGTTCTATCAAAATTAGCATAATTCCATGTCAAAGTAACGGCTGGGCTTACGTGCAAAGTGATGATGTCTTTTGGTACAAACGAAAGATTGTGTTTGTGTTTGTAGTTTGTAACCGCCCCGTTGACGGAGATCTCAAAAAACTTAAACTGCCCCTTCTCAAAAGGACTCGCGTTGATGTTATCTTGCAGGCGCTTAAAATTCTCCTGCTCAAACTCCCCTTCAATCTCTTTTCTGAAAAGAGAAATCATCCGGCACCTACTTCACCGGTACCGGCGGTCTTAAACACGTTTTGAGTCTGTCCGTATATTTCATAATCAATCGCGTATGCGATGAGATTCAAGACTTCGTTCTTTGGTATGCCGCGCACTACCCACTTTTGATCAAGCGCGGATGCGGATGCTCCGGACGGATCATCGTATGTTAGGACATCATTTGTGCGGGCTGTAATCAAGTACTCACGCACGTAGTTGTCGGCCTCAAATGAGATGTAGTAGTCGACAGCATTGCTTGGCCAATCCTTGGTTGCAGCTTCGTCCAATGTCGCAGTCTTTGCTACGGCGTCGATGTCCACTGTGCCGAGTAGATCGGAGCTCACTATAGCAACCATCGCATTTGTTAGCCGCACCTGCTTATAATTACACCGCAGGTTTTCAGCAGGGAATCTGCGAAGCTCATCGATGAGCCCCTGCTTATTCCACTCAAACGAGATGTCGCCCCAGTAAATGTCGGGGTCTCCCCACGTTAAGTTACCTCTGTAACGAATGGGCAAGAGGTTAGCTTCTTTTCTGCCGTCGTCGTTGATGGACACGATTTGAAGTGACAGATTTGTACTGTCCTCGGCCACCACTGTTACACGTGGAACAAATTTCCGTACATTAGTTGTGCCGAAATTATACGCCACCGATTCAATCGTGTAGATGATTGACGTGCGTATCCAGTTTGCCACGGCGGTGCCTGTGTCAATCTTTGGGTCTGACTTAGTCAAGGAGTTGTGCTTGAGTACATATCCTCTTCGATCACACCGAATCAAATCGCCATTTGAGTCAAACTCAATAGCAGTAGGGCTGAAAGAATCGCCGCCAGTAATAGTCGTAAAGGTAGCGTTTTCTTTGACACCATAGTTGAGATCAAGGACGTAGGCTTTGTCCGTATCCGTGATGGACTCGTGCTGCACAACCCACCACACACGGCGTTTTCTTCTGTCGTATTTTCCTTGTACACGTCTGCGCTTGGCGGCCTGCAATGCTGCATCGGACGAAGCTGTGACAAAAGCTGCGTAAGTTTGGTCATAGTCCTCGTTCAGCTTTACGACTTGAAAACCGTTTGTAAAATATGTGCCGTCAACACCCGCCCAAAAAACGCCGTCAAATGTCTGTACTTGCGCCTGAGCATTTAAGGCTGTGGACGTGTCCGAGATAGACTCTGCGGTGAAGTCCCCTCGTCCGAGCTCGTCAATTTCTCCGTCTAGCCTAAAACACGAGTTTGTGTTCACAAGCACGGGATTACTTTTCGTTGACGACACACCAACGATTGTGTCGTTGATGTCGGTGTAAAAATCAGGCGGCACAGCAAAGAAAGCACCGGGTACGGATTGAAGGACACGGTTTTTTAAATTCTCCGTTCCATCCAAAATACCTGCGTAGTACGCCTTCTCGTTTGAGATGTGCACAATCGAGCACTTTGGCGGCTGTACGAATTCTACAACGTCGCCCGTGGTGTAGAGAGTCTCGTTATTTTGAATTGAGGCGTCGGCGAAGTTGTCGTTATATGATGTGGTAGCGTTAGAGATTTCGGCGACTTTGAAAAACACTGTGCCATTACTAAGTGTGCGGTACAGAACTTTTTTGATGTTGGTCGTGTCAAAGTTTCTTGTGCCGCCGTTTGCGAGCACAGGAATAGTTGTGAAGTTAACCGATGTTGCGTTCGTGATTTCATATATGTCCGAAGTCTCGGAGTACTCTTTAAACTCAACTCCATCCACATCCACGTAAGTGTGCTCGTGTACCCATTTATAAAGCCAATTATTGCCGCCGCCTAAGACAGGAGTCTTGGTGATCGCCGCCATCGAGATCTGCGGAAGACCTACTTCCAATATTTGCCAACTTCCACCCGTGAGCTGCACGAGCTTTTGCGGATACCATTGCCCTGAGTGTGCGAAGTAGGCTTGGTTATTCCAAATAGAATAACTGAACACAGAGTTCGTATCTGCGGCATTGAATGCAGGATTTCCAGTAGGTCCTGTAACTTCCGGCCAGTTGGATACAGTGCTGTAGCGGTAAAGCTTGGAGCTCGACTGCACAAAAAGCTGCGTGCCCACGTAAAACGATGTGCTGATACGCTGCGCACCCGGAGGAATCTGTGGATAAGTTGTGTCTAAGATGTCAGAACCGGGGCGCGTAAACGGCTTAGCCTGACCTTGGTATTGGATGAGCAATACGTTATCAGCCACCTTCATTTTGTTTGGCGGCGCGTTAAGGTGGTAGTCTGTTACCCCACCAGAGAAATCTGTTACTTCTAAGACTTGCACGTTAGCTCGTATAGTAAAGAGTCAAGTTCAAGGTATTGTCGTTTACATACACGTAAAAAGTCGTTGCTGTGACTTTCTCGATTGTCGGAAAATACTGATGCCCTGTCGTCGTATTTTTCACCTGCACAAAGTAGTCGTTGTACTGCAAAGATCCGGGCATAGTTACCGTCTGACGGTATGTGCCGTTTCCTTGGTGTACCCATCCTGCGGCCACAATCGTTGAGGTCGTAGCCGTGACGGATGATGAAGTGATCTTCGCAGAATTCACTCCGTTGTGCGTGTGGTCGTTAAGCTGCTGGATGTCGTCTTCAAGTGCGACAAAAAATACGTCGCCCTTGTCACCAGTCTGCGGCTTTTTGAAACCGTATGTTAGTGTCTGCATTTACTTCTCCAAAGATACATCCCAAGCTTCCGCAACAGTGGCCACGAGTTTGTCATCAACGTTATTGTCAGTTTTCTTCGCTGCGGCTTGGCAAATGTAAACTATCATTTTTCCAACAGCCGCTTGTGTCATCAGTTTCCACAAAAGACCTGCAAGCAATTTAAGTAGAGCATTTGTCATTGAAAAACTCCCCATGGATAGTTTGGAAGGATGATTGAGTTTACATCTTTTCGTGAACTAATAGGACGTACTCGGACAAAAGCGTTTTGCGCTTTAGCTGCGTCTAAGGAGGTGGTTTTGGAATCTCCGCCACCGGCCTCAACCATAAACGTATCATTTAAAGCGATTCCGACATGACTTATGGGACTCCCAAAAAACACGAGCGCGCCAAACGAGGCTTTGGTTTGAATGACACCCTTCGCTTTGAAGTACTCTTTTAGTCCCGAAGCAGTCGCGTCTTGACCCTTTGACCACTGTCCGGAAGCCATCAAAAACTCGATAGCTAGTCCTGAACAATCAAAACCATCCATCGCATCATCTCCGCCCCACCTGTAAGGTGTGCCGATAAGGCGCATGAGGTAATCGTACATAATGCTTTGTGAGCCAAACATTAAAGCTCCATAATCTTAGTTACGAACATCAGGTCAACACCTGAATGAGTTTTATTCTGCGGGCAAGGTCGCCACTCAAAAAATTCTTTTAAGTGATCCGTGTATTCTAGCTCACCTTCTTGCCAAAGATACGATGCGCAATGGTTTTCTGAAGTCGGGAGCGCATCATTTGGAAAATGCGACTCATCCATTAGTAGCTTGATCGCTTTTGATTGATCGCCCGTGAACTTTCCTAGCATCGCGTGAAATAGAGCATTATTCGGCTCTAGTTCTGTGTACGCTTTTAGTACCGCAAGTTCGTTGTCAGTGATGGCTTTGTTGACAAGGTAGTTTTGCAGGATTGTGATGACGTGAAGGTGCGCTTCAAAGTTCTGCCTAAGAATCACTAGCCCTTCGTCTGTTGCATCAATCAAAACGCCTGTGAGTTTTGGGTTTAGTGCGTCTATCATAATCTTTAGGCGGTAAATCATTGTTGGCGCGAATGCTACTCGTGACATAAGTGTCGCAAAATCTATTGCCTCGCCCATGATCCAATCATTAGCGTCACCGTAGTCGTAAATAGACTGAAGAACGTCTTGCCGCCCGTTTGAAAAAGCCCAGAGCATAAGGCCATTGAACATGTCTTTTGAAATGCTCGACTTTGAGCCATTCGGATAGCAGGATTTTGTTGGATGACGCAGCCACTTTCCGTCAGATTGTCTTGCAAGAGTTGGGTCAACAGGAAATCCGCTGAATGCTGCAATGCTGTTGAACAAGAGCGCGTCACATTCAAAATCAAGCCATCCCGATTCATCAGTATGAGATTTTGCTAACTCAACGTAGAGGTCGCGCTTTTTAATCACATCCTCAATTGAATGAGTTGTGGCTACCGCGACATGCTTAGGCTTCATGTCGCAGGAGGTGATTAGAAATGCGAGAAGAAGGAGGCGCATTAGCTATTATTCTCTATATTTGAAATCTTGTTTTCGAGGATTTCGACTTTAGTCAGCAGTTCTTTTATTGCTGCGGCGAGTAACGGGGTTAATTTCCCGTAATCAACAGCTAACATTGCATCAGTATCTTCGAATTTAGAAACTGCTGACGGCCAAACCTTCAATAGTTCCTGAGCAACAAAGCCAACACCGTTTGACTGGTCTTTCTTCCAAGTCCACGTTCTCGGCTGTAAACATTTTACTAACTCTGACGCATTGTCTAGGTTATTAATGTTTTCTTTCAATCGTTCATCAGACGATGTTGCGTAATTTACCGCGCTGGTACCGTTTCCGTGAATAGCCCCTGTCCGAGTGTTGATTCCATCGCCATCATAAAATCTGATGTATTCCGCCGCAGTAAATGTTCCCGATCCCACTAAGCCAACACTCAGCGCTGTCGTGGAAGTATTATCCGTTGAGTTGGAATTTCTAACATCTAGGATAGCTGTTCCATTTGTATTACTGCTTGCGGAGAATTGATTCCCTACAACGGATGACACTAGTGCCGATCCGCTATTAGATAGTCCCGACGTTGAAATTGATGAAGAGAATGTTGCTGCGGAAGAAAATGTTTTTGCTCCAGCGAAGGTTTGCGTAGTCGTACTAACCAACCCACTCTGCGTACTAGTAGCCATCCCGAACCCGACGGCCTGGCCGCCTAAAGCTGTCTCCGTAGGTACGGCTGCCCATGTGCCTGCTGTTGTTTGTGTGCTAATCAATTTTCCGAGCAAGCGCATCGGGACGTTGCTTCGCGCTGTCGTTGAGTAAAGAGTTGTCGCACTATCCGCTGCGCCCGATCCGCCTTCGGCTGTAGTTGTTTTTAATCCAAAAGTTTCGAACAAAGTCGAAGAAACAGCTAGTTCTACAGTTCCGGAGTTATCTATAGCGTAAACAAAAATGTCAGAGGCGATTCCGCTTGCGTGCCCGAGCGTTGATCCAGACGAAACCACTACAGAGAGAGAACCGGTTACGCTTCTGGTGTTATAAGTTCCGTTTGTAGCCGTGGCGTTTCTAAATCCAATTTTTACCGGCGATCCTGCGGAAGGATCGCTTCCCGCTTTGTCTTTCAATGCAATAGTAAGCGCACTTGATCCGACTGAGCAAGATATCGCTAAGTTCAATTGATCGGCTGACGAATCAAGCGTTGGAGTAACCGCTGCCCACGCAGGCAATCCGCCAGACACCGACAACGCTTGCCCGTCTGTACCAATAGGCAAACGAACGTTGTCAGTGCCGTTATGGTAGCTAATGTCGCCTGTTGTCGTAGTTGGCGCAAGCGCATCAAACGCTGCGGTTTGTGAAGTATTCCCAGTACCGCCGCGAGAAATTGGAAGCGTTCCAGTTGTGCCGCCATCAATCGGTAAACCAGTAGCGTTCGTCAGTGTTGCGCTCGAAGGTGTACCAAGCGCCGGAGTAACAAGTGTTGGCGAGGTACTAAGCACCACGTTTCCTGAACCTGTCGATGTTGTTACGCCTGTGCCGCCGTTTGCGACTGCTAAAGTTCCTGTTACGTTACTGAAATCGGCTGCTAGAAAAGTTTTCCACGCAGATCCGTTGTAGTATTTGGAAATGTTGGATGTGGTGTTGAAGTACACAAGACCTGATGCAGTGCTAGCTGGGTCAGAAGCTAAGTTTTCAAACTGTGCGGCGATTAGTTGACTGTAGATGTAGGCCATTATTCAATCCCCACTAAACGGTACGAGCCCGCAGGCAATGCCGTACCCAAGGTTATAAACACGTTCGTCGTCGATGTCGCCCTAATCGGCACGTACATTACTTCGTAATCGTTTGTGTTGCTCTTAAGCTGCCATATGGCCTTGGTTGCGTCCACTCCTGAAACAGTCACGTTCTTTGTCGTGTCCGTTCCATTCCAGACGGTATCCGTCTCATAACGATTGGCCCCGACCTTTTTGAAAGTCGTGCCAGTGTCCACGTAACAACTCTCGTCGGCCGTATTGTAAACAAGGCGGCCTCTGTTTTGTGTATTGGCAGAGGGGTTGACGGCCACATTCTCAAACCGCAAACCAAAGTATTCGCCCTTTGAGTAAACGTGACGAAGATTGTTCGATGAGCCCCCAAGGTCTGTTCCACTCCAACCTCCCGAATAGCTAGCATCGGTGAAAGGCCGCAATGTATCCTTGAACTGAACAAAACCCTTTGTCGCATGTGCGGTTGATTCTAAATTTAAATTCTCACTAGCAGCGGTTCCGCCCTGAACACTCTGCCCGCCCGCACGTCCAGTAAGCATTACAAACTGAGTGTGCCCACTATCCCCAGTAGTAAGTCCACTAAGACCACTATGCGAAATCTCAGTGTCCGGAGCAGAAGCAAGCCACTGGCTACCGTCATAAAATAATGCGTCACCCGACTGCGCAGGAAGAGTCCGCCCCGCATCCCTATACGGAGCGGACCGTAACGTCAGAAGGTCCGTTATTGTAATTTCAGAAGCACCACCGATAGCTCCGTCAATCCAGAGCTTGTTCCATACGTTGCCCGTCTTTCCGATGTCAAAGCTGGAATCGGTCCCCGGAAATACTCCGGAGTCAAATCGCGAAAGTCCCGTACCATTTGGCGCAAGAATGAGATTACCGTTCGCGTCAGTCGTAGAAATCGTGTTGCCATTGAGATTTAAATTATCCACTGAGATTAAAGAGCCCGTACCGGAAACAGTCAACGAGCCGTTCGTTACCGTTACATTCGCGTCCGAAACTGCAACATCGGCAGTTACAAAATCCGTATCAAAATGATGGCGGATCTTTCCTGTGCCATCTGCGTACAGATTCAAATTTCCGTTTACGTCTGTTGCTCGTATTTCGTTGTCCTGAATGCGGACATTGTCGACAAACACCTTGCCGAAAGTGCCTTCTCCGGTTGTCGTTATGTTCAACGCATTGAACGACACCGTTGCCGATAAGGACGCAATATTGCCATTTGTAAATGTAAAATCAGCTATAGTCGTACTTGCTGCGAAAGCAGAAGCAGAACCCGTAGCAGAAACAGAGTTGAATGTACCAACTCCGGTTGTTGTCAAATTTTCGTTGCTGAAGTTTATTGTGCCTGAGCTGTCCGTTATGGAGCCAGAGCCAAGTACCAACGAGCCGGAAGTTACAGTCCCAGTGGTGCTCAAGTTTTCATTGTCGAAGCTAATTGACCCAGAGCTATCAGTAATAGCACCGCCAACTAAATTCAACGTTCCTGACTGATATTCCTGCGACCAAATCTTTTTGAAACGGTTCGCTGTAGTGCCAAGATCAAATGTATTGTGCGATACAGGACGAGAGTTGTCACCAAACTGTACGTATCCAGTGCCAGCTCCAACACCGTCTCCACTGTTCGCAAAAAGAGTAAGGTTAGTATTAGCAGAAGCACCACCGTAAATACTCTGGCCCGCGAGAGTCCCCGTAACAGCCACTCCGGATGCGTCAAGATCATCGTAGCCTCTTTGCTTTACGTAGATATCCTGCGTCTTTAAAAGAAAGCCTTGCAGAATGGAGTCAGTGCCCCAGTCAAGATCGTAAATCTTGTGCCAACTTGCAGAAGCTTCGCCTTCTCTCTGCTCCCAACGGTACGATGCCGCTTTTCCGTCGCCGTCATCAGTGACAACACGCATGTCATTAATTGTGTTGCCAACAGCAGGCAACGCTGCTGGAGTTGCTACGGCAGGTAGCGACTGCGGGTAAAGAACAGCAGTAATATAATCAAGCGCGCCAGAAACGGAACTTATTCCCGGCAACGCAGAATTTATGTACGCAAATTCATCGAGGGTATGGCGAAAAGGATGCTGATTTGCATTCCAGATTTGAAAACGAGAATGTTGAAAAATCATCGTTTAGTATCCTTAGAAGAGATCCCAAGCACTATTCCAAGTACCAGTATACTCTTTCATGAATACAATTCGCGATGTCACGCCGGAAAAAGAGTACCTCACCACTGAGCAAGGAGTGCCGTTTTGAGCGTTGGCAGGAGCCGTGTACACATACTCGGAACGATTGTTCACATCGTACTCAATGTGCTGCTTTACGAGCTCGTTAACTTGTGTCTTTAAATGCCCCGTGTCATTAGGTGCTACGGCCATGAAATGCTCCTAAATGGGGCCGAGGCCCCATCCACTAGAATACGTAAAACACGTAAACGCTCAACTCACCGGCAGTTAATGCTGCTGTGTTGATAGACAAAGACAAAGTCTTGTCTGCCGTGGTCACAACTGCATCCGCTAGAGTACCGAAATCCGGCACGCCTTGAATCTTCGCTCCAGAGCTGAAACTTGCGACAGCTTCGGCGGCTAGAAGGTCGTTGGCGGCCTGCGAGTTTAGGTCAATCGTTGCGGAACCGCCTGATGTGAGCGCAGTCGTCACATGTACAAACGCATTCAAGATCACTGCGCCTGATGGGATAACAAGAGTTGAAACACCGTCTTGATCTTTCAAGTTGATGTCACCAACCGCACCGCCGTCACGAGAAAACTTGTAGCTTCCTTTGACGCAGTTCATGTTCTTGTGCACCAAGTCGCCAAGCTTATTTTTAGCTGAAACCCAGTCGTTAGACTTGTTTAAGCCGTCTTTTACTGTTTGAGATAGCATTTAAGTCTCCTAAAAGATGTGAGGGGACTGACTTGTCATGGACAGAGGTCTAGTCCCCGTTGGGTCAACTATTAGTAGCTGATCGAGTGAATGATACCGTTGTGTCCGGGTTGCTCGAACGTGGATTCGCCGAACAAACACGCATCAACGATATACTTGAAGCCAGAGGTCGAACGGACTTCAAAGTATTCTTTACCGTCTGGCGATGCGCGCTTTTTGAAACCGCCGTTGGTGTTGAATGTCATTGAATTCCAGTCGATGATTGGGATGATATCGTCGTCCATCTCTTGGATGCCGACCAAGGTCAGCGTACCTTTTACAGATGTGATTTCGATTTCAGTCCAGCCGTACAAAGACGCGCTCGGCGCTTTTGTAACTGCGAATGGCCCCTTTTGCGTTTCGATCAACTTCATGATCGAACCAAGGTGCTTGTAGGACATCAGGAATGTGTTCGCCATCCCTTTGGCCTTCTTGCGGACTTCGGTGTATGCATCGAACAACTTATCAAGGATGTTGGATGCAGTGATCGAAGCACCGGATACGTTGACTGCTTGCAAGTGAGGCCATGCGAGCTTACTTACGTTGTGCAAGTTAGCTGTGCCGCCGTTTGCCGCAGACAAAAGTGCTTGACGAAGTGATGTGTAACTTCCGCCTGCGGAAGATAGACCATCATGGTAGCACTTCGCACTTTGTGCGGTTGTGTACGCAGAAACGTTAGCTGCTGCGCCGCCACGTGTCGATGAAACGGTAACTTCGGAAGAGTTAACGTTGATTGCGATGACGTAGTACGCCGCTGCTGCGGTGTTGCCATCTTCCAAGAACAATTTCTGTCCGATTTGGAAGCGGTCGATCTTGTCAACAGTGATTACGCCACCGGCAGTGCCGTCAGCGGTCAATGTTGCGAAGTGTGGTCCCGATCCAAGTTGAACCGAAACAACCATCTTCATGTATTCCATCATGCGCTCAATTTCATCCGGAAGGATTTTGAGGAATGTGGATTCTGGAATCTTGCCGCTGTGATCCATAAGATCGCGGTGGTTGAATTGCAAGGATGCCCAGCATTCTACGTAGTCTGATACGTAGCCGCGAACAAATTGCGATTCTGCAATGTCGGTGTCACCAGTTAGGCCACCGAATTTTAAAGAAGACGCGCCCGCACCTTTGAAGGGCACAATCAACTTGCCGCCCTTCCAGTCGTTGCGCTTTTTGATCTTCTGAAGGATGTAGTCTCGCTTGATGAGCTCTTCAAACAAAAGCTCGTTCGGCAAGTATTCGTTTAGCATATCTTGAAATGTACGATTGGTACTCATTTATATAACTCCTTTTAAACTCCGGCAGCGGCCTCAGCCATTCTGCGCAGATCGTCTAGTGATTTTGGTGTTTTCTTTACGGCAGAAGCGCCTCGACCTTGGATATTAGGAAGCACGGGCTTACTATTCGGCTGCACAACTTTTGTTGTCGCGGCAGCAGAATGTCCATCCATGGACATCGGAGCCTGCATCCCTACTATCCTCATGACCTCGCTGACCGCTTGTTCTGCGGAGATGTCTTGTCCGCTCGCTGCGTGCAGTTGACCACGTCGAATTACTTCCATACGAAACGCTCCCGGTTGACCTAACCGTGAGTCGAACATTTGCGCTACCGATGCAACGTCCGTGCGTGAAAGTTGCTGGTCAAGCTCAAACGTTCTTTGCTGAACGCGCAGTTGCTCGTTGCTTTGAGCTAGCTGCTGGTATCTTTGCTCCGCCTCTTCTTGCCTTTGCTGGGCCGCCCGCTGCGATGCTAAGTATTCTTGTTGTTCAGGTGTTCTCTGCGCATATTCTAATGCGAAACGCAGCACCTTTTCAATAGGCAAGTCGAAAGCTTGGAAAAAACCCTCCAAGTCCCCTGCCTGAGCCATTCCTACGACTTTGTTAAGTGCCTCTTCGGTCTGCGTGTGTGTTTTCTTTAGTTCTTCGTACTGGGTCTTTATTGCCTGCCTATCGTTTTTCACATGCTCAAGCCCGTAAGCCTTGGCGTAGAGGTCTCTCGCCTTCTTCTCGGTATCGGCATCCTTGATAGATTTTTTCACCCACTCATCAAACTCAAGCTCTTGATCCATGACCTTGAATTTGTAGTTTGGAGAGTAGACGCTCTCGGCAGTCCCACCCGCAACCGCACCAGCCTTTGCGCTAGTGTCAGTTCCAGCCGTCTTCTCTGCCGCCGCCCCAACTTCTACACCCTCCGTAGCCACTGCACTGCCTGCACCAGTGTCCGCCGTTGCAGTCGTCTCATTTCCTTGAGACTTAGAAACATCCGTCATGCAAAACTCCCTTATTGCATTTGGGTTTGTAAATCAGGCTGCCCACCACGCTGAGCCATCAGCATGTTGGCAACCTGTGAAAGCTGGTGTTGATTCATCTGCTCAAGCTTTTCTGCGCTAGATCCCTGCGCATCCAAAGTCTTAATGAGCCAATCCAAAGCCTCGTAAGGCATGCGCACACGTTTTGGAGCCTTGTTCACATCATCACTAGGCACGTACATGTCGCAAGCCACCATCGCTCCACCCGTTGGCACACGCTCTTCATCAAGTGCTGCGGCTTTTGCGGCTTCGTCCGCTTGTTTTTGTAAATGTATCTGCTCGTATTTGCTGTAAAGCTCTTGTACTTCCGGAGAAAGCATCTGAAAGTCGCGTTTTTTCATCCGCGAAGCCACTTTTTGCAGTACAAAATTACTATCGTCTTTAGGTGAAATATGGGGGAATTCCCCACGTTCTAAGGCCAAAAAGTCGTTCTGAACGTTGGTTTCGTTCATCGTTAGGTCTTCAAAATCATCTTTCCAGTTACCAAACGGCAGGTTTTTAACGATTTTTCCGATGTCTTCACGTGAAAGCTGCTGGCCCACGTACTGAAGTATCTGGGTCACAGTCATTTGACGACCTAGACGACTTTCCAGCGACTCATCACCCTCCTCCACAACGATTTTGTAGCAAAGTGGCGAGCTATTTCTGAACTCCGAGATGTTTGCGATCTCATCTGTGCCAATCGCCTCGATCAACTCCTCATCGGACATGTACTTTCGTGCAAGCTCAAGTGCTGTGAACGTGGCATCAATCCAAAACTCAGAGAACTTTTCCTGATAAAAGGAAAAGTATGACTGCTCCTTCATGGAGCGATACAAAAGTGTGTACGGATCAAGATTTGACTGCTTTTCACGGTCAATCTCATCGATAAGAAGGGCCGCACCCATCTCAATTACCTGACGGTCAACGTAGCCTTGGTATTGACTGCCGTCACGGCCCGGCAAGATGGTTGGCGGAGCTCCTTGATACGTTAGCCCTCGGACTCCGGGTAACAGGGCTCCCGGAGAGACCTTAGTACCGCTCTGGTAAAGCACTTTATCATCTCCCAAGGTAACTTGATGAAGTGCGGTTTGCGAACTCGCACGATTGATTTCACTTTGCCAAGGACGTGCGACCTTAATAAAACTTGTTGCTCTACATTTCGTTGGATGCTCATCAAATCCCGCCCATTTAATAGGGAAAATACCGAATGGAAGTGGACCTTCCTCTAAAATACCGGCCTGCGTTGTGAGATAAAAGTAACCGTCGGGATATTCGTGACTCGGACGAAAGTAAAACTCCCGCAAACATACTTGGTCTTTTTCTCTTGAGTAACCCATGCGCTCAGAATCAAAAATAATGAAGTCCTCTTTCGACTCCACAAGATATTTTTGCTTCTCGTTGTCGCCTTTGTACTTTTCCTTCAGCTTTTTTAGCGGCTCAAGACGCTCAATTCCAATAAACGTAGAGCCCGCCATGGATTTTGCCGAAGTGTCTCTGAAAATCTGATGACCGAAAATTCTTTCCCACACAATCTCGCCTGTCATCACTGGCTTTGATTCATCTGGGACAGGCTGGCCCATTTCATCAAGCACAGGCTCACCGGTTTCAGAAACTTTCCCTTCGTATCCTTTGAGATATCCTTTCATCGGATCGAAGTACATCCTCAGACACACCTCACCAATGCGGCAGTAGTCATCCGCACTGTATCGCAGCACACTTCGCGTTTTGTTTCTGTGTTTTAAGTAGTCGTTTACTTTTTTATTTAGCTCGGCGGTCTTCTGATCTTGGATGTTCGTAGGATTTTGGGGCGCTACGGTTGCGCCCTGTGTTTTAGATAAAATATGATTCACGTAGAGACGCAAATACTTGTGTATCCAGTTTTTCGTGATGCGAAGCTTTTGCGTGTCGTTACTCGTCTCGACATTAGAACGAACTCTATTCCAACTCGATCCATTTCTTTTGGAGTAATGCTCTCCTGCGGAAAGCAAAATGTTGCTCCGCATTTCTGCATACGATTCTTTATCCGCTGATTTTCCGTCCGTGTATAATTGATTTAACTCATCAATCTTAAGTGTCGGCATTTAGTTGTCTCCTGCTGCCCAAAAATCCATCAATCATCTCCTGCTCAAACGCAACCGGATCATCAACCATTAGTTGAGATACACGTGCGTCCTCAAGAAGTTGAGATTCCATAATGGAGGCCTTGGGCTCTTGTTTGGTTTCGTTAGGTGCGCCCACGCTTTCCGGCGATGGCAAATCGTACTGGTAAGTTTTTGGCAGGTCTTCTATGGCCAGACGACCCCGGTCGGCGAACTCCAACTCAACTTCGCCCATCTTAAGGGTCTTGAGATTGAAACGTGCGCCCGCTTCAATGATACGGCATAAATCTTTAGCTGACAAATCAGTTACCATACATCTCATTCCAAAAAGTTAACTCGTGATCAATATCAATCCAGCCGTCCTCTTCTTTGGGCTCCATCTCGCCCCTGCGCTCTCTTATCTGCAAGGCAAGTTTTTCCGTGTCCGTCAAAGGACGGTCCACAATGCCCTCTTCCTTCACAGGCAAAAGCTCTTCTTTGGAAAACTGAATGGAACCCCAGTCCCACGGCACTTGCAGCACACAGTAACGGAGAGCATCCGTTAAATCGTCCTGTATCTTTCTATTTTTCTCGGCGGGTGCGGTCATGAGCTCGGCACACATCTTCTCGCCGTCTTCAGTGTCGAAAATATCAAGCATCCCGTGCTTGAAAAGTGCGTTGAGTGTGTTGATGCCGTTAAACTTGCCTTTGTCGGCTGGGATAAAATTTTCAGATGCTCTCGAAGATATCAAACCAAATTCTTTACTCGCGTAATCGTAACACGCCTGCGTGACACTGATGCCGGCACGCATTCTTCTGTACTGATCCAAAATATCTCCGGCGGAAGTCTCCATCTCATCTCCGCGCCAGATCTTAAATACCGCTGCTTTGGTGTACTGCGGATTTACTGCCAAGAAAACAATCGCACCAGCAGATGGATGCGTGTTCAAATACGCTTTTCTACCGCTACCTACGTCGACCGCAGCATACACACGCCAATCCATTGAAATCGGATAGGGCTCCACAAAATGACGAGCCGCCTGAAAATGCGGGAAACGCAAATCATCATCTTTGACAAAGCGCCCGTACACACGCTTTTGTACTTCCGCCTCGGAGCTGCACTCACTCTCACGCTTTTTGATGCGCTCAAGCGACCAAGCACCCGGCGTGCCGTCCTCATAAAACTGACAGTCGTATAAAGAAACAACTTGCTTGTGCGCGCCCTTGAACGCCTCGTTTTCGTAACCAATGCGCTCCATGGTGCGATACCAAAGCATCTGCCCACGGGTGGCCGTGAACACCATACTAAAATATCCGTCAGTACTGGAAAGACGTGCGGCAAGTTCGTCGTAGTAGTCTTCCGGACACTCCTCATCAATGAAACACGCATGCAGCGTTGCGGACTGAAGATTTTTTACAGCCTGCGAGTAGTACTTAAAGTAAATCGTCACACCACTGTTAAAATGCACGCAATCGATTTCTTTTTTCTTGTACTCAGCCTTCCACCCGTAAACATTATGAATCTGCATGTCGCCACGAGGCATGAACTCTGGCACCCACTTTTTTTCAAACTCCGACGTTGCTGTTGCGGCATCGGGATAGAAGTACCAAAATTGCCTCGGAGGAAGATTTTTCTCCGGCCACAACTCTTTCCATAAAGTCTTGTTCGTTGCGTACTCAATCGCCTTTCTAATGTTAGAAGACGATTTTGAAATCTGGTTTCCACCAGTCAAAAATGAAATCTGATTTTTAGTCTCGAAAAATTCTCTGGCCCACTTGTACCACTTGAAACCGTACAAATGCGGAAGCTCAGCACGCTTTTTTGCACGCGCTGACTCAATCTTCCTTTTTACAACCCGCGCCTCGGCGGAGGTCATGTCAGGCTTGATTACCGCTTTCTGTATCTTCTGATTCAAGGGTCAAAACCTCAACTCTTTCCGGAGGTGAAGATAAAGGAAGCTTTTCCGTCTTGTCGGCAGAAATAATTTTTTGCACACGCGTGTCAATCGCATCAAGCTCTTGCAACGTAAGACGGTCAAAATCGGAAGGAGTCAAATTCATCGAAGTAGAGTGCTGCTGAATTTGCAGCTTTTGCGTGACCGCACCTCGTACTCTGTTGTCAGCTACTTGCTGAATCTTTAAAACCAACGACGCTAATTTGTAGTCGAATTTTCCCTGCGGAGTCTTCAAAGGCATGTTCAAAATGTCTTCGATCTTGCGGTTCGCACGATCAAGAATATACCGCATCGTCAATTCGTAACTTCTAGGCGGCAACGTGATAAATGCTACGTTCCAATTGACCTTCAAAATACGGTCGTAAAAGTGCGCCCTGTCGCAATGACGAGCCACAATATTTTTGATCTGCATCAGCTCACCGGCAAAAACTGCACGGTCGTATTCATCCCAAAATGAGAGCCTTAAACGGTTCATCAAAGCCGTCGATAAACGCACCTTTTCTAACTTGGGCTCATCCATTTGAAAGAGACTTGGAGCCTGCTCCAAAGCACGGCGGATCGCTAATCTGAACTCATCAGATTCAATCAGGTTCACCATGCTGCGAGGATTGTCGAAGTCAAAGCGCGAAAGCTCCGCTCCTTCTTGTAGGGCAAGTGCCTTACTCATGTAGGATGTACCTTTGGCGGCGGATTTTTGATTTTAATTTACAGTAGAATTTCAGGGTAATTTTAAAGTGTCAAGGGCAATTTTTAGATGGGTGCGATTTTGTTGGGGATTTTTGTTTTTGTGCGGTTTTCGTGTGGTTTTGTTTTTTAAAAAAAGAGGAGCAGGGGGCCTAGAAAATTAAATTTCCATCGTGACCCAGCCCCCCCGTTGATATTACGGGCCAAAATTTCCGAACATCCAAAAGTCCAATGATTACGGTAACTTGATCAACAAAACGCCGCCAACGGTCCAAAGATCCTTAAAGGAAAAAGGACAAAAGACTCATAAGAAGCCAATGCATCGCGGCGCGTAAGGCAAATTGGGACGTTTATAAAGGGGTTAAGGAAGGACCCCAGCGGCGACGGCTCCAGCGTACAGCATGGTAAATAGAACGGACGAAAGGGGCTCGGTATTAGCGCGCAAAATTCATAGTCCGTTAGCTTTACATACATTCCAAATGACAGGGGCGCTAAACTCTTAATCCTTTAGGTTGCTCCTTAACCACCAGCGACTAAGCCTTTAAAACCGCTAAAAACCCTTATTCATTAAAGCCACCATCACTTAACCCTAAGCTAATCCGCCCATCCAGCCACTTTAGCCTTGACGGAATTGATTCTTGATCAAACGATCAAACGATCAAACTGTAAACTAACGCAAAAAAAGCGCCCTCCTCGGCGCTTTAGTCACTTTATCTTTAGTCTTAACCCTAATCCTCACCAATCGCTGTCGTTTGATGCGTCAACGAAAGCGCACAGCAAAATCAAGATAGGTAAAGCAAACAGCAAACTCATCTCAAACTCCATTAGCGAAATAATAAAGGCAATCGTGACAAACTTCACCTAGGTTTAAAATCCGATTGCTAGTGAGGTCATAGCCACTGCAATCATAAACGCTCGTGCCGCCTTGACCGCAACAGTTGCACCCATCGTAGCTGAAATAAGAGCCGCTTTCGCTGTCGATTGCGGAGCAGCATATAACTCCCTCTGACTTCAAAAACTCATCGCAAATTTCAGCACGCGACATTTTAACGTCGTTCATTTTGTTATCCTCACTTTCACAAAATCAGTTTTCGCACCTAAGATTTCTGATTTACCCGAAAAGAAAATCATTTCATCGTCAGCGCTGGCGCCGATTTCGACGTGAAAGTCTTTGTGGTAAAAAATCTTTTGAAAGTTTACGTCCATAAGGAATTCAGTGTTCCTGCTCACAGGTTTTCTATCTTTTGAAAAAATAAAATCGGTGTTGGGGAAACTTTCCTGAACGATGGGAAACCTTGAAAGCGCTTTCCCATCAAAAAACTCAATCGTGCTTTCGGTGATGCTTATCTGATTTAAGAGTCTAGCCTTACTAATCGCTGTTAGTGCCGCATGGCTCAGGCTAACTTCGCTAACCGCCGCGCTAAGATCCGAGGGAATTGCTGTCACCTGCTTGAGCGCACCAAACCCATTTGTGCTAATCAACGTTAGTTTGCAATCCTTTATTATAAGTCGTGCCACTCTTCTAAAACCCATTCCGTTTTTATCCACGAGTTCTAGTGCTGCTTTCGCCATTTTGTTAAGCATAGAATTTTGTCCTTAGTTGAAAGCATAAAAAGTTTGGCCATCGAATTCTATAAATTTGCCTTCGCTTGTTTCAGCGTCCAGCCATCTAAGGAATTCTTGACGGTAAGCGATTGTGTCAACCATTTTAAACGTGCTTGACGCATCATAACTAAGCAATCCGACTTTAAAAGGCTCAACTCCGTCGTCAAGGTGTTCATCGAAAAGGCTTTCTAATTCCCTTTCTGACGGGGGCTCACATTCGGTCATTTCGGAGTCACAGCTAGGGCAAATAAGCGTTATCTCTTCTTCCCGTTTCTCAAAGTGGGTGCATTCATTGCAGCAATAATAAAAACTCATAATTTCACCCGACCAATTTGAAAGTTTTGCGAATTTCGATGTGGTAAGCCTTCACGCCCTCGTTAGCTAACGCTAACAAAGCTTTTGACTTAGTTACTTTGTTTAGGCTTCTAAAACGCGCTAGATAATTTCTATCAGGACAATTAGTCCATCGCTGATACTGCGCAAAGGTTAGCTTCTCGCTTATCTTAGAATGAATTCGCTCACAGGAATGAAACATAAAGCACCCATTATTTGCGCCCACTCCTTAGGCTGATTAGTCCTGCTTTAGTTATTGCACGCCTTGTGCCACCGATAATTCCTTAGCCTTTTCCGCCAAAAACCTTTGCGCCAGCGACTAGTTTTTAGTCAAAACATCGGTTTTCCCAGTCTTTTCGCTTTGACGCTTGTCTAATCCTTTGACACCCCGCATCCCATGGTCCACCGAAAAACTCCTCATATCGGCGCTAGGGGAAAACTTTTTGGGAATCCGAAAATCCAATTTTTGGCCACATCCTCTAAAAACGTCTAAAACAAATCCTGACGAGTTTTGTATAAAAAATGAATAAGGCTGATTACGGCAGCATTTGACGCAACAGCGTCAACTTTAGAGCGTTTAAACGGCATCCCATCACCGCACCCACTTTTCCAACCCTCCCCAACGGCGAGGTAATAGCTTTTCGGGAGTAGGTGACAGGAAATCACCTGTCCCTTTTAGTGCCGTCACCTTTAATCGTCACACCGATTTTCTTTTTTAATTTGCGGTACTTATTTCTTGAAAGTGACAGGTGACATATAAATTTATATATTATACGGGTGAGAAAGAGATATATGCATAATACGTGTGTGTATGTGTGATATATATATTAAGGTATCGAAAATTACCCGTCACCTGTCGCTTTTTGCTCTAACAAAATGATATCGCAGATAAAAACAAGGGTACAGGCATAAATTTTCGCCTGTACCCGTACCGTCACCCTGTCACTAACCGTCACACCGCCGTGACGAAATCATTGGCTTTATTGCAGATGACTTTGCCCGTCCTTACTTGGCACCTCATCGCCCTCAAATCCCTCAACGACGAGTTCTGGCCGATTATCGAATCCAAAAGTCCGTCTCGCAGAGTTGGTTAAGGTAAGCCCTCTAATGCCTCTGACCTGCTTTTGGCCCTTGATCTTAATCTTGGTCCTTAGTGAATCTGGCCACTGTTTGGCGATGGCCGCATATATTTTCCTTATAAGCTGGCTTGGCGGGTTGCCTTTCGCACTTGGATAATAAGCCTTGACAATCGTCTCAATATCGCACGCGGTGATAAAGCTCTTCTTCCAATCTTTCTCCGGCCTCTCAATGCACGCCGCAATCATCTCGTCAACCGTATCCTCGCCTTCTTTGTCCTCAAACACAGCTTTTATGCTTTCCGCAGCATAGGGGATTCTCTCGTGATTGGGGCAAAGCTGCATGTATAGCCGGTAGCATCGTGTAAGAAACGGGGCCGCCTCTTTCAAGAGCTCCGCGTCAAATTGTGCCTCAGAAATTTTTTTCACATCGCTTTCAAGAGGCTTAAACTCGAAGTACATCGCACGTTTTCTATTGGCCAATGTGTCATCCATTTTCGGGATCTTGTTACTAGAGAAAATAAACTTGCACTTCATCTTCACGCTCATCGCAGGCATTCCTTTGCCTTCAATGCGCACGTAATCATCTCCTGTTATAGACTTAAATGTGCCCGTGGAGACGAATGCCGGATTATCCTCATCGCCAAAGCAAACAAACCGTTTCCCGAAAATTTCGTACGCCCAAAAGTGTTCTCTCATTTTATTTGGTGCCTGTGTGCTGCACGCACTTCGCCCGAAAATGTTGTAAAGAAAACTAAGAAGCCGCCCTTTGCCATTATCTCCTTCTCCGTAAAGCCAGCAGTACTGTGTCCTTGAGGCTTCTTCATCGAAGAGGCTGCCAATCCACGCCATAAGTGGCTCTGGATTATCGCAGCGGCTGAGGATGCTATCAAAATAGGGTGTTTCACCTTCTTGATCTAATGAGAACGGAAGTTTTTCCCATGTCCATCCGTGGTGCTCGTGCGCCTGTTGTATGGAGTGTATGGAATCAGCCTTAATGGTTCGTGCCATATGCTGCATACAGCGCACAACGTCCTCAACGTTATTTGGTGCGGGGTTCTGATATTCAAACCCTAAAGATCTTCCGTAGTCGCAAACGGCGCGCCTTAGTCCTGCGATGGAAGTAGGCCGCAATATGTTAGTAAGCCGCCCTTCCTCATCTTGCAGTACTTCAGCGAACGTGACATTCGCAGTTAAGTCCTCCACGCAAACAAATCTTCTGCCGTGTGGCATATTTTTGGTCGCCGGATTTTCTATGTAGCCAATTGTCTCTGAGATAAGCTGCCGGTTTTTGACCCATAAAGAATTTTTCTTTTCAGAGGCACTATGCCCGCCTCCGCTTCCTCCGTCCCCTCCGCCATTTCCTCTTTTGTTCACAACTTTTTTGATGCTCACGACGTTTTCTTTGCTGTCTGCATTTTTGTCTGCATTTTCGTTTGCATCTTTTGCGCCTTCTAGTTTATCGCTCACACAAACCTCTTTACTTTCTGTCTTGTTGATTTTTAGTTAATTGTTAGTGTTGCTGCCGTTTTCTTTTACAGCGCCGCTGTCTCGTTGTCCTTTGCAGTATTCCTCATAATCCGCCGCCGCTGCTCTAAAGCCGTACTCGATTTGCCGACGCACCTCGTCTGCGCCGATGCCCATAAGGCTCACAGATCCATTGCACAACTCGAACACTTCCTCTTCTGTGTAGCCGTGCCGAGCCAAAGCAGCACCAATTCTGTAGCAGGCTTTGTGCCTTCCTCCGACTTCGACTCTGGATGTCAGATAAAACGAGACATCCTTTGGCCAATCGAGCGGAGATTTGGTGCCTCTTCTGTAAAAGAACTTCCGTTCCTCCACAAACTTCGACCAATGAAAAAGCCCGCCATCCTCACCAGAAAACACCGCGACATCTCCTACAGAGCGCCAAAAAAAGCGTGCGGCATCGGTGCAGCTATTGTCGCAAGGGAGCTCCGAGCAGAGGAGTTTCATCGTGTGCACATAATCCAGCATGCTAGTGCACTCGTCCGCGCAAACGATGACCCGAAACCTATCGCACGGAGGACTTTCGCCCTTTTGCTTTTGGTGGCTCTTAGTTGTGGCGAGGATGAATGGTGCTTTGGTACTGCAAAAATAGGCTTTTGCGTCTTCGAGTGTCCAGATGCCGGAGTCAAAATCAAAGGCCATGAGTGAAGCACTTACAAAGTTCTTTCCAAACCGCACGCCATTTTCCCATACACACGGGGACCAATTTTCCTTCATGATTACTTCTGACAGTTCTTTAATTGTGAGTTCTTTGGTGTAGAAATCTTTTTGATGCTTTGGGTTCATTGATTTGTTTAGAGACAGTGATACTACATGCTTTGAGCGCATTCTTTATTTCCATTGACTACAGTGTAAAAACTAAGTAGGTGTGCACTAAGAAAATTTTTGTGAGAGAACATCTTAGTCAGAATATTTCAGGGAGGGCAAGCGTTGAATTGGGAGGCCGTACTTAGCGACTATGCGCAGAAGCTTCGCGCCGTTGAAATTTATGACAAAAGGTTCGATGATTTGCGTGAAGACGTAAGAAAAATTTATTTGATCACGAAGGACCCCAAGGTGCGTGAGATGGCGCACCGGATGCTTTCTGAGCTACAAACACCTTGACAAATTTTTTCAAACACTAGCTTGGAGGTGCCTTATGCTCTGCCAGCACGAGGGTTTTTATGTGGCGGTGAAGTTACTAGCACTCTTTGGTGTGTTTTCTGTGTTGGCTCTTGTGGGCACACTTGCATTTCTAATTTTAACGCAAAAGAAGGTACGTGATGCGGAAAATATTTCTTCTCTTCGCAGTTAGTGGTTGTGCGTCCAATGATCCGTGCCTCATGCAGGAAGAGCTTGATCAGCAAGGTTGTACAACGTGTGAGTTGGCTACCTATATCAGAAGGCTTGAGAACGTAGCGAAGGCAGCTAAGAAAGCGGTGTACGACACAGCACACAAACCAGAATGTGTCGGAAAGCGTGGAATATTTTGTAAGTGCTGGCAGAAGGAAGTATTCGAGGCTCTTGTTGAGTTGGGAGATTACTAATGGACGAACACGATTCAATTTGCAGTACGGCATTGCACCACATGAAGATCAACGATTTGATTCATGAGTATGCTACTTTGAAACTTCAGAACAGAAAGCTGTTGGCTGTGGTTAATGCGGCGAAGGTTTGGGCTGAGCCAATTAAGGCTAGTTCGGTAATGGAATCGAGCGAGAAGAAGTCAGATAAAGATTCTAGGTTATATGCTGCCTTGAAAGAATTGGAGCGAGAATGACTACATTGGTTCGTCTCAAGGAATTGGCTGCTATGGAATGGCTTTGTGAAGAAAGTGTTGATGAAGTTTTGGATGCGTTCCCGAAGTAAATGGCCGTGGTTGATGCGGCAAAGAAGCACGCTGCGGCAAGTGTTGACTATCGACTTGGCAAGATCGCGGAAGCGGATTTAGCTGGGCACTATAACAAGCTAGTAAACTCGATTAAAGAATTGGAGAAGTCATAAATGGTATTCGGTAGCCATAATGACGATCAAATGTATGGTGATCCAATTGATAGTTGGAGAAAGAAGGTTTCTGAACTAGAGCAAAAACTCGCCATCGCTCGGGAGGCGTTGGAGCTAACGATTGATACGTTGGATCATTTTCAATATTCGGTACACGATTCAGCCGATACGAGATTCATGCAAGCTAGACTCGAAACTGCGCGAGCTGCGCTGGAGAAAATAACTAAGGAGTGAGAATGGGCTTCGCAATAGCAAGTAACAAAAAGTACAAGCCGCGAAAGCCTAACCATTTTTCATTAGAGCAACGGGACGCGTTTTTCTGTGCGACGCTTCAGCCGGATGAAATAGAAGTTAGGCACAGGTACTTAAATTATAAGGAAGCAAGAAAGCTTGCAAAGTGGCTTCTAAAAGCCGCTGATTACTTGGAGAGTAAAGAGAAATGATCGACATAGAACTCCCAATCCAGCCAATCAACAAAGCTACGTTCTCGCTAGAGGATTTGGCGGAGTATTTGGCTCACGCTGTTGATGAAACGCAGGGAGCATTTTTCAATGCGTATATGAGCAAACTTATGGATGCGTGTAGTATGAACAACTCGCATTGGCAGATGCAAGCAATCATGCTGAAAAAGTATTTGAACAGCGATGCGAAAGATTTTTTTAATTTTGTGGGAGTGGATGGATGAAACCAACAGTCGGGCGAATTGTGCATTACACGAATCTCGGAGACAAGGATGGGCGCTTTCCGCCAGAACAACAGGCGGCAATTATTACGCGAGTCATTTCTGATACTAGTGTTTCTTTAAAGATTTTCTACACTAGCGGCATGTTCGATATGGGTGATGTACCGTATTCCGAGGCATACGAGCGCGGTCATTGGTCGTGGCCTGTTTTGGAGAAACTATAATGGACGAACACGATAGCCTAGCCAGCCATGCTCTAAACAACATGACTCTGAATGAGTTGGCAAATACTTATGCTGATTTGGTTTTGAAATTGCGGACGGCAAAAGAGGCGTTGGAATTCTACGCTGACGGCGCAAATTACGCAGGAAAATGCGACGACTACCAAGATCCGAATTGCCCGATATGGTCTGAGACAGACAACGATAGAGGCACCCGCGCCCGCGCTGCATTGGAGAAGTTGTGAGATTGCTTTGTTGGTTTAGTTGTGGTGCAACTAGCGCAGTTGCTACGAAGTTAGCTTTGTCTGACTGGCAAGGTGAGACTGTTGTTGCTTATTGCGATACTGGCGGCGGCGGATCTCGAAATACAGGAGATTACAGCCGGTGCTGTATGAATAATGCTTATCGCGGATGCCCCTTTCCGCTACCAATATTTGATGAAGGAATAGCGAAACAGCGACGAAAAGATGGATTTAGGAGCGTCAGTAAATGACCCGCATTGACGATATTAAAAAGAGGCTGGCATTTGCTACACATGGCCCTTGGACACCGCAAGGTAAAGACGTTAGGGCGATTTACAGACACTTCGATCACATGGTTTGTTTAGCTTCGACCGAGCTGAATGCTCAACTAATCGCCCACGCTCCCTCAGATTTGCAGTACCTACTTGACCGGGTTGAGAAGTTGGAGGCGGTGGTTGAGCAAGCAAAGAAAGTTATTGATGACTACGCTGACCCGCACGCATTATACGAACTAAAACAACTATTGGAACAACCATGACCCGTAATCCAAACGATCCATTAACGGCATACAGTCTGAAGCACTACGCAGCTATTTCTGCGCTAAAAGGAATAATTGCCCATGAAGGCGCGCCAGCAAAAGATAACTTAGATTACAAATCCGTCGTGGAAAACGATGTCGCAAGAGCGATTGATTACGCAGATAAACTTGTGGAGCGATTGCGTGAATGAGTTAGAACGCCTTAAGGTAGAGCACGCAGACAAGGTACTAAATACGCTGCGTGTGGCTGTTGATTTTGGCTGGGACTTCTGCGAGACACATTCGCACGAAGAAACCTGTACCTGCCATATTGAACATTTAGAGGAATTGCTCTTATCATATGAAGAGGCCCTACGGAGGCTAAAGCAATGAGAGGCAACCCATGTCAAAAAATGAGCCAAAGACCTTAGCTGCCATCAAGATCAAGGCCACTCCTTTTTGGAGGGAGCTCATACTTGTTTCATGCTTACTACTGGCTTTTATAATGGCTATTGCGGGTTTCGCTTTTTTTCAAGTTCTGGTATGTCAGCAAGATTACCCGCACATGGATTGGAGAAAATGTCTTGATGGACCAGAGATCAGAGCGAGCCGTATTTAAGAAAAAAGGTAACGGGTCTTGGCGCATCTCCCATGACACAGGATACACAGCAATTTGCGGTATCTGTCTAAAAGCTCACGGGGTTGATGAAGGTCTTATTGGTTGTGAACGGGTCTTAGAGTTTCGTCCTTGTCCCACACATGATGGTGTCCCCAACTGGCGCACCGCACTATCCGAGAACAGAAGAAGGTAGTGAGTGGATTAACGAGGCGGCCACTCCCGCACCAATGCGCAAGAATTACTTCTTGCCGCCGCCTTTTTTTGGCTTATTCTTCTTAGCCTTGGTCATAAAGTCCTCCCATGACTTAGTGTGTATAAATAGAATGCAAAACTTTTTAGGAGATTGCAACACATGGATACAGCGGCGAATGTCAGTGTCTTAATAGCGACCGCCTCGGTGATTGTTTTATTTGCGGGCAATGTGATCAAACACTATTTTGATCGCCATCAGATTCAGCAGGACCGCCATCAGACAGAGCTGCAAGAAATCAATAAATCTCTTGCCGTGGTGCTGCACCGTCTCGGCGAGATGGAAAAAGACATCAACGGACTTGGTACGCTTGTACGAAAAAAGCTCGTCTAGCCGCCAATGCAGCTAGACGATACGACAGAAGGGAAGGATTCAAATGGCTACAAATCCTATCGGCAAGACTGAGTTTGACTTTAGGGGAACGCCGTGGAAACACCAATTGACCGCTTTGGAAATGTCGAAAGAGCAGCGCGATTTTGCTTTGTTTCAAGAGATGGGGACAGGTAAGTCATACACGGCTGTTTTGATTGCGCGGTGGAAGATGCACACGCACGGTGGCGCGATGAAGGTCTTAGTTGTGACTCCGCTTATTACTTTGGATAACTGGGTCCGTGAGTGGACGGAGCACTCGGCACTGAAGGCTAGGGCTTTGAAAGGCTCTTCGGAGCGTGTGATTGAAGACATCAAAACGGCTAAAGAGAAAGTGCTAGTAATAAACTACGAAAAGCTTCACGCCAAAAAGGGCGAGCTTTTGGCGGCACTGAAGGAATGGTGCCCTGATATCCTTATCGGGGATGAAATCCATAAGTGTAAAGATCCAAAGACCTCCCGAAGCAAAGCCATGTTTGAACTTTCTAAGATAGCTAAACATCGCATCATCATGACCGGAACACCTATCCTAAATTCACCTATGGATATTTTTGGGCAGTTTAAGATTTTGGATCAAGGTGCGAGTTTTGGTTTAAATTTTTTTACTTTTCGCAACAAATATTTTTTTGATGCAAACCGCTCAATGCCTACGCATATAAAATTTCCTAATTGGAAACCTTATCCTTCTACAATCGATAAAATTTCAAAGATTATTTCAAAAAAGTCCATTCAGGCGAAAAAGAAAGATTGCCTTGATCTTCCTCCATTGGTACGAAAGACCATAAGCATCGAACTTTCCGCCGAGCAGAAGAAGGCTTATCTTGAGGTCGAGCGTGACCTCGTGACGTACATCGGCGGATCGGTTGCGATGGCGAATATTGCGCTTGTTAAGGCGCTGCGTCTTATGCAGATCGCATCTGGGCATCTTTCAGTTGAGGACATCGCAGGAAAGGAGAAATCAATTCATGAGTTTTCAGATAATCCTAAAGCCTCTGCTTTGGCCGATATACTTTCTGATGTCGCTCCTCACCATAAGGTTCTCGTCTGGTGCAATTTCAAGGCAAATTATTCAGCCGTCCGAAGGGTGTGCGAAGGTCTTAAGATTCCGTCAGTCGAGATACACGGCGACGTACCGAACGCTGAGAAGTTTAAGAACATCGACCGTTTTAATAATGACCCTGCCGTGCGGGTTCTTATTGGCAATCCTCAAGCAGGTGGCATTGGGATTAATTTGGTTGCTGCTAGTTACTCAGTTAATTTTAGCCGAAATTTTTCGCTTGAGCACGCCCTACAAAGTGAAGCTAGGAACTACCGAGGCGGAAGTGAAATTCACGACAAGATCACGCAGATTGATTTGGTAGCCAAGGATACTATTGACGAAGCCGTGGCAAGGGCTTTAGCAAATAAGGAAGAGATTGGTCTCAAAGTTTTAAAGGAGATAGTTGGTGGACTATAAGGATGTGACGTTATCGGATTTGAAGGGTTTGGTTGCAGAGTTGCGCGATGTTCGCTCGCAAAAGGATGGCCTAAATGCGCAGCTTTCAGAGCTAGAGAAAAACAAAAAGCGGTTAGAGGATAAGATTATCCCAATTTTAGAGCAGAGTAACTTGACGAGTTTCAATTGCGAGTTTGGTCGCGTAACCCGATCAGCAAGGTTTTCCGTCAAGTTTCCAAAGGACGATCAAGAGAAGAAAGCGGCACTTAGGGCTTATCTTGACAGCAAAGGAATTTTTGATGACAGTTGGACATTCAACCATCAGTCGTTAAATTCTTTTTACAAGGAGGAGCTAGAAGCCGCTGCGGCAAGAGGAGATGAAGATTTCGAGATTCCGGGCCTTGAGGCCACAACCGACGTAACCTTATCATTTACTAAAGGATGAACCATGACAACCAAAGCAGTCGCAATACAGGCCACAAACCTTCCGTCAACTTTTTCAGGTGGCGGGACCATTGATACAAAAGACCTTGTTTTGCCCCGTGTAGTTTTGCGCCAGAACACCTACGAAAAAGAATACATGGCGGATTTCAATGCAGGAGACATCATCCTTCGTCCAGACAACATTGTGCTAGGAACGAAGGGCAAGCCCGCGCACTTTGTTCCAATTGGTGTAAGCAAAGTTTGGAGCATCGTTGAGATGACAAGCGGCAAGGCTAAGACAATCGGCAGCGAGCCTTTCACGCAAGAGAAAAAAGAGCTTCAATGGGAAGTGGACGGCAGGACGTTCCGCCGTGACGTGACATATAACGTGCACATGCTATTTTTGCGTGACCTTGAAGCGCAGGTAAAAATGTTTGAGCGTCTTTCAAAGGGCGAATACGTAGATCCTGATGATCTTGTTTTACCTGCCCAGATCACACTGAGCCGTTCTGCGCGTAATGCCGGAAAGACCTTGGTCACGCATTTTGAAAAGTGCCGTGTCCTCAATAATCAGAGTCCAGCGGGCAAGATGTTTCAACTTATGTCCGTGCCGATGAAAAACGACAAAGGCAATTGGTGGGCATTTGAGATTGAAAAAGTAACTGATCCAAAGACCAAATACACACCAGCGAATTTAGTGCCGGTTGCGAACTTTTGGGTAGAGCAAGTCGCTAGAAACAAGTACAAATCAGTAGAAGAAACCGAGACGGTTGCGGAGGAAATAGCCGTCGAAGGTAATGGCCAAGCGAGTGAAGCTTCTACGGAAGCCATACCATTTTAAAGGGGTTGAGGATGATGACTGAAGTTGCGGAGCAGACGGTGCAGTTGAATGGTACGATTTTGAAGAAGACAAAACCAAAGACGAAAAAGAAGAAAACGGCTAAAAAGACGACAGAACAAAAGTCTGAAATTTCGGCTGGGGCAATTAAAAAGCGTCTTCAACAACGGCCATACAACGTCATTTTAACCGGCGCGAATGACGCTTTTGTCACTAGCCTTTGCAAGAACTCGAACAGAAGCCGTGCGGCAGTTTTAAACGCTTGCGTAGATTTAGCGCGTGAGCAGGATTTGAAACTGTCGTACTGTATCCCGCCAGTGGTGCAGAAGTGGTTAAAAAAGACGAACAAAAAATTAGCGATGTAGTTCCAAGTTCTGTTGCTGTGAGTAATGTGGCTGTGGTGATGGAAGGATTGAGGGGGATTTTAGAGTCCCCCTCAATTTCTTTGGACACAGAAACAACGGGACTGCGGCCCTATCATGGTGCGCGATTTTTCTCGGTAATCATCGCCGATGGAAAGTCTGTTGCGTATTTGAATTTTCATCCTGAGCACCCCGATGTGTTCGACACAAAAGTGCTTGCAGAGCTTTTGCGTGCCTTCGTGGGCACGATATACATGCACAACGCCAAGTTCGATATGCACATGCTGAGAGCGTCTGGGATTGAATTAAATCCTTTGGCGCATATCCACTGCACTGCCGCAATTGGTAGGGTGTGTTATTCCGCACTTCCTTCCTACAGCCTAGAGTACTGCGCCAAGTACTTTTGCGGAGAGGACAAGGACGACAAGGTTAAAGAGTACATTCTTAAAAACGGTCTTTGGGAGTGGGAGACCGTACCCGGAAAAAAATCACGCAGCAAAAACCTTCATTACGACCGTGTGCCCTATGAGCTCATCCGCCCCTATGCTGAGCAGGATGCGCGTATTACATGGAAGCTAGGTGAGAAGCAGCGCGCAATTTTAAAGGAGCGGGATGAAAAGCGTGATCCAAAATATCCGTCAATTATGCAGGTGTATGAGAACGAGTGCGCGCTAACGAAAGTGCTTTTTGAGATGGAATCCCATGGCGTGCTCATTGACCGCACCTTTTGCGAGCGGGCGCTGGAGTATGAGCTAAAACGTATGTCGGATGCAGAAAAACTTTTTGAAGCTGCGACAGGCAAGACGTTTAAGGCTTCGGGAAAATTATTCGCAGAAATTTTTGACGGCGAAAAATTTGAGTATACCGACAAAGGTAATCCAACCTTTGAGTCAGACGTATTGAAAAAGTTTTCCTCTCCCGTCGCAGAGACTATTTTAGAGTACCGTGACGCTAAATCAAATTCCAACTACTACGCAGGATTTTTGTATCAGGCCGATTCTGATGATGTGGTGCATACATCATTTAATCAAAATGGTGCCTCTACGGGGAGATTTTCGAGCCAAAATCCAAACCTCCAAAATTTGCGAAAAGACGAAGACGACGACTTGAAAGCAGAGTTTGTTCCAAGGCGCGCATTTATTCCTCGTGAAGGGCACTATTTTGCGATGCTTGACTACGATGCGATGGAATACCGTCTTATGATGGACTATGCGCAAGCGCACGGATTAATTTCTCAGGTGAAAGACGGCAAAGATGTACACTCTGCGACAGCCGAGCTCGCTGGAGTAACACGTGCACAAGCGAAGACCATTAACTTCACAACGCTTTACGGTGGTGGTGCTGGCCTTATTGGAGAAAGGCTTGGCATCACAAAATTCGCCGCGCAAGATTTGATGGATAAAATTTTTTCCGCTTCCCCTGAGATTCCACGATTTATCGCGCAGGTAAAAGCGCGCAGCGAAATTAGAGGCGTGGTTGTAAATTGGTTTGGCCGTGTCACGAGCAACAGAGACAAATCCTACGCCGCAGTAAATTATTTAATTCAAGGCGGATGTGCGGATGTGATGAAGCTTGCTATGGTGCGGATTGCGGAGTTTTTGCAGAGTAAGAAGACGAAAATGGTTTTGACGATTCACGATGAACTTGTGTTTGAGATCCCATATGGCGAGGCCGGTATTGAAAATGAGCTTCGGGATATCATGGAAAAAACGTATCCCGCTAGATTGATTTCTCTCACTAGCGGGATAGAGCATTCCACACGCAGCTTGGCTGATAAGATTGAGGGGCTACTACCTACTCGACAATAAACGACAACGCCGTTAAGTCTTCGGGTGTGAGCCCTACCTTCGCTAAGTCATCGAGGGATAGCTTCCCTGATGGTAGCACAATTTCAGCCTCGGAATCCATAAATCCGCCCAGTGCGGTTGTCCATGCCGCCAGATTTGCGTCTGGGATCTCAAATGTTCCGACCTGACCGTCTTTTTCTTTGATGCTTCCGTTTTCATCGAGTAGAGCGTGTTCTCTTACGAGCCCTACAAATTTGTCTTGTGAGAGTTTGAATGTCTCTGCCATGACTTTTGTGACTTCAGAAACCCTTTTTACGGTTTTTATATTTGGATAGTTCGATGACTTCTCCAACTTTATCAAGGCTGGGATTACAAACTTGTTTCGTAGGGCCGACTGTTTGACATGAACCTTGTGCGCTTTGGATTTTAGCACTCATTTCTCCTTCGATGAAAAGTAATCTATTTTTAGTGTCTTCCCAGTTCTCTGGGCCGACAATACCTGCGACACCGCCATTAGCTAGTATTCTTCTGAGTGTGGCTTCTTGTAGGGCTCTACTGCGCGATTTTGTTTTTACGGAGCGTTTGAGCTCAAGTGCAACGAAGATGCCGTGGATGCACCCGATGATGTCTGGAATACCAATGAGTGATCTCTCATTGGTTTTAATAAACCAAGAGTTTGGAAGCGAGCCCAAAAACTTGAGCACTTTTTTCTGAAAGTCTTTTTCTAGCATAGTTGAAAAAGATACTAGCCTATGAAACTGCAAGGCTCAAGCGAAGAAGATTTGTACATGTTTTTGTAGAGTGTGTACGGTGAAATCATTTCGGAGGGCAGAGGAGAGTAAAAAAACTCTGGTCTTACTTCTTGGATTTTAGGTGCGATTTCAGTGCAGAGGTATGCTTTATTGCTACCAAATTTTGATCTTGCTGGCATTGGCTGGCCTGTAAGTCGCTGCTTGATGGCGTGATAACCAAATTCTGGCAATAGGCTCCAATCATATTCTGCGCCACCAAAAATGTCCAGACAAAAGTCAGCCTATAAATGGCACCATAGGATGCGCGTAACTCCATGACAAGATAAGATGACTTATTGTTCCTTCAGTGCCGCCTTCTGTGTAGGCATACACGTCGTATAGCGCAAGAACAACGATAGTAACCATGACAACGACAGATATAAGTTTTCGAATGTTCATAAAGTCTCGCTCAAAGGAAGTCCAAGATAAGTTTCGATTTTATTTACGAATGCTAAGAGCCTATTAGCCGTAACGTATTTTTCGTCATACTCAGAGGTTGGTGTCGCCCTAATACGAGTGATTGCCTCGTATAGCGAACCCGCCTGCAATGCTAGCTGAACGGAAGCCAGCTTTGTTAATACTTGTCCTGTCTTGCCTTCTGTAGTGATACCGAGAAGCACGTTTTCAGCGGCATAGTTGATCAATAGTTGATTGCCGAACTGGATTGCGTTTTTGATAACGCTAGAAACATAGGCATGTGCTGTGTTTGGGACGTGCGAACTAATGGCGGTTTCTACCGAAGCTTGCTCAAAAAGAGTCAAAGATACTCCAGCATGCACCGTTATATCGGTGCCTGATGTCGAGACTCCGGAGATACTCGTAGGATTAACTGCCAGGATTTCCCCAATAAGTTGCTCGGGAAGATACGAAGTGCTCCTAGTGTAAGAGTAATCTGGCATCAAGCTATCCTAACAATGATGATTGACCGCATATTACCAGTCAAAGTTTTCCCGCCAGTGGTGTTCCAGCGGAGAGTTAGCACATCACTAGTTATTAGCGTGGTGATAATCCCTTGAGAATACATCATCCCCTGGTTGCCCCCTGTAAAAAAGGAAGCATTGGTGCCTGTTATCAACGTGCCATTTTTATAGAGCCCGATTACTGGCGTACCATCGCCGCCTGAACTTGACGCAGAAAATGCCAACGTCCCAGTTATAAGGTATGTCCCGCTCAATAAAACGGTTAGAGACATGGAATTGATAGCGACTGGGGTGTTGGAAGATGTGGTTGTTGAGGATGTTGCCGCTATTTGTTGATACGACAGCGACCCAGAAAGTATAGATTGTTTAGCTTCCTCGATGGCTGCCTGAACCGTAGTGGAAGCGAACCCGTTCGTCGAGTTGTCAAATGCCGTGATGCTAGCACTTGCTGTGCGCTTTAAATTAAAGCTCACGATTCACCCACATACTGAATGTCGCTGTAGATGAGTTTGTGCGTAGGAAGATTTGCTGTTTCGATTTGGGGGTAATCTCTAAAGAATCGCCAGGTCCAAGCGAAGTATAGTTTGTTCCTGCGTTATCCAGAGCCACCCAAATGCGAATGCCCCCTGAAACATCTCTGTCATTTTCTACGACAACGCTTTGGATATTGGTGGTTGCTGTTGTTGGGTATGCTGTCCAGGTTGTTGTAGCAGTGCCGCGAATGACTGTGGTCGTGCCGTCCGTTGTCAGCACTTCCGAGAACACATCCCCAGCTGAAAATCCGCTGCCCATTATTTCTTCCCTGGCTTACCTGGGTTGTATGCCTTTATCTTAACGTCACCCAAGCCGGGAAGTCCCGGCTCAGATGGTTTAGATTCTACCGGAACCGAAGGGGGCACAAGCTCCCCTTCAGGCTTTTCAGAAGGTTTCTGAGAGAAAGCTTTAGCCATATCCTGCACTAAGTTTTGGAGCCAACGAACAGCGTCACCGCTTCTCGTCAGATCTTTCCACCCAACCGAACACTGAACCGTGTTCATGAGCGTGCTAAGTTGGTGCATGTGCCGTAAATCTTGCTCTGAAACTTCTGAAACTTTCATGCTTATGCAAACTCCCAAACCATTACGTCTTTGCCAGCGGCGTTAGCAACACCATAAACCAAGTTAGCTGGGCCAACGTCCAAAGAAACGAATCCGCCGTCACCAATCCTAAATCCGCGTGTTGAGCCTGAGTTAGTCACTGTAGCAGATCCAAGGTACAACGTTCCACTCGAAAGCATTTGAATCATCATGGATGATCGGTTGCTCAATGAAGTAGCTGGAAGTTGTACCGCTGATGTTCCCACGGTTACGATTTGCTGCAAATTAGAAGACGCTGCAACGTCTTTAACGTATTGCGCACCTTTGATGTCAACAGCAAAACCGGAGTAATCCCCGTCCGCAGATGTGAACGATGTGGCTTGGTTGTCGTTGCGAACACCGAGCGAGAAGCTACCCACTGCGCCTGAAGAATGTGCACTGTCTTCAGCATAGTTATCACCGATAGTGATCGACGCTGCGACTTTCAATTCACCGTTTGCATTCACTTGCAACGGCGAGAAGTCCCCGTCAGCAACACCAGTCAACGGCCCAGAGGCATCTTTACGAACGGCTAGGGCTTCGATACCCATTGAACCAGCGGCCCAAGCGGAGCCGTCTGCATAGTCCAATCCTTCAAGAACTGCTTGGATCGCGGAAAGCGCTGTATTTGCTCCGGTGTCTTTTACATACAATTCACCAAGGTTGTTACTCTTGAACGAGCCGTAGTCACCGTCAGCCGATGTGCTCGCAGCAAGTGTGTCTTGACGAACTAGAAGGGCTTGAATCCCCATGTCGCCGGACGTGTGCGCGCTGTCTTCAGCGAAATCTAACGCCTGAAACAACGACAAAATGGAGGCGAGTGTAGTTTCGGTAGCTGCACCAGTTGGCAACGCCGAAGCTGTTACGTTAACGTCTAACGCTGTACCTGTAGCGGTTAACTGCGTACCGTTCGCAATTAAATTAGCACCAATGTTGTCGCTATTCGCAACGTCTGCACTGTCGAAAACGATCTTAGTTTTGCCCGCACCTGTCTGACTCATGGTGTACCTCGCAATTAAAGTTTATGTACCCTAACAACGTGGCATGTGTCGGATGGCCAACCGAAAAGTTTAGCTCCAGTAAATCAGTTCGACGTACTGAGCAGCAGAAGGCGACTCAAAATAGACAGTTACCACTGCGGATGATTTTATATCATTCACCCAGTTCGTAACATACGGATCAAAGGTAAAATAATCCCCACCGGACGTGTGCTTTAGTTTCAGCGTGCCTGAGTTTCTATTTCTAAAACCGAAAGTCTTCGTACCTACTGGGAATGTGAACGAGTATTCAGTATTCGCCAAAGGCATATTTAATTTATTGATAGTGTAGGCAGATACAGACTCGACTGAGACAGTTGCGATTAGAGCCGAGTTGACTACGGTCATGCTAGTTCTTCCGTTTGAATTGTCGGCGTGCCACTTGACGCCTTAGCGTAGATAGGAATGTCGCCCACAAGGTAATGCCGCTCACTGCCCGAT